TGAAAGAAGGAGAACGAAAGTTTATAATGGAATCATTAAGAGATGTGGATTATGTTTATGTAATGAATCCACTTATACATGGAGATGATACAGCAATTGATTTCATTGACCATGCAAAACATAAATGGCATACTACATATAGTGATGATATAAAAGGTAAAATGGCTTTTGGTAATGGTGGAGATAGAACAGAAACAACCACACCAGAAAACGATGTATGTAATTCATATGGAATAGAATCAGTATGGGGATTGGGAGATAAAGTACAATCTTCATCTTGGTTATTAGAAAAATATTTAAACATAGCAGAATAATGGATATAGAACGATTAGTAAAAGAGTTTCCAAATGATATGGAACTTGGTAAGGCAGTAAGAGAGATTTACTTACAAAGAGAAAAAATTTTAGAAGAACATAAAGATATAAAAATATTTGAATCACCTGATAAGGGTAAAACGGTTTATGTTAGAGGTTGGGGACAACCTTCTTCAACAAGAAAAAAAGTTACAAATCAATTAAACATATTTGAATGAGATTAATTAAAGACCCAAATAAAATAAGAAAAGCAATTGAACCAACTCCCATGACTCAAGTAGAGATTGATGAAATATCAACAACTCTATTACAAGAACTAACAAAACATGGAGGAATAGGATTATCGGCAAACCAAATAGGATTAGATGTTAGGGCGTGTGTAATTAACGTTACTGAGCCTTTAGTATTGATAAACCCAAAGGTTTTAGAAGTATCAGAAGATACTGTTGCTTATGTAGAACAATGTTTATCTATCCCAAAATCAATTCGTAAACCAGTTAAAACAGTAAGACATAAATCATTTAAAGTTGAAACAGATAACTTAGGTATAGTAGAGTTTTCACCAACAAAAACAGATTGGAAAGATTCTAATGAGTTCTTTTCTGATGAAGGATTGTTAGAAACAGTTTGTGCTCAACATGAGATAGACCATCTCAATGGAGTTCTAATTACAGACTCATCAAGAAGATATACTCAAACTATTACTCGAGCAAAAAAATATGGTAGAAACGAAAGGGTAATGGTTAAGTTACCAAGTGGAGATACTGAATTTATGAAATACAAGAAAGCAGAACCTTTATTAACACAAGGTGCTGAAATCTTATAATTAAACGAAAACATGGGAAAACTTATATTTACATATACAGACAAGGATTTTATTGAGAACAATAGAGAAGCTAATAAAGTAGAGCTTGATGTACCAGATGATATGGACATTAACGAATACAAAATCGTCTGTGTAAGAATGGCATCCGCCATTGGTTATGGTAACAAATCAATAACAAAAGCATTTGGAGATTTAGTTTTTGGACAGGATGACCCAAACACAATAAAGGAATTATTAGATGAACTCAATATCAAAGGTGGCAATAAAAAAATTAAATGATAGATTATTAACTCAGAATATTATCATGCAAACACTTATTGATGTTATATTAGAGAATGGTATGATTACAGAAAAAGAGTTAGAATCTAAGATACAAAAAAATATCGATGATATGGATAATATTCTCGATTCACTACAAGAAGAATCTTCAGAATTAGGTGAAGATGTAGTTATTAGTGGGATGTACTTCGGCCCACATGGAGAAGCATAATTAAAATTTTTCCGTTTTTATTTGGATATATGGAATTTTTTTCGTATATTAGTGAAGTATGTTTAATCAAAGAGGAGACTTTATGAAAAAACAAATTATATTTACTTTGATAGTTTCACTACTATCATTTGGAATGATTGATTCGGCAATGAAATCTGAGTTTAAAGCTTCAGAAATAACATTACAAGAATTAGAAGAACAAAGAAAGATTCAAGAGTTAGAATTAAAAAAACTCGAAGAACAAAGAATCCAGCAATATCACGAAGATGAACTACAAAGGTTCTTAACTGATATAGGATTTAGAGAAAGTGGTAACAGATATGGTATCACAAATAAATGGGGATACATGGGTAGATATCAATTCGGTAAATCAACATTAAAAGGTTTAGGATTTGAAGTTTCTAAAAATGAATTCCTTAGTAATCCACAACTACAAGATTCAGCAATGATGGCTTTATTAAATCACAACAAAGAAAAACTACAAAAGTATATTGATTTATTCGATGGAGAAACAATCGATGGTATGTATATTTCTGAAAGTGGTATATTAGCCGCGGCTCACCTCGGAGGACAGGGTTCTGTAAAAAGATACTTTAGAAATGGTAAGGTGTTTAGAGATGGTAATGGAACAAAGATTACATCTTATATGAATAAGTTTAGTGGATATGATATAAAATTAAATTAAAAAAGTTATGTTAGAATTATTTACAACCTATAATATCGTTATAGGTTTTTCAGTATTATTAAACTTAATATTATTGGTAGGTGTACGAAACCTTATACGCCAAAATGAACAACTCGAAGATAGAGTTGTTGAAACAATATATTCAATTAGAGATAGGGTTAGTATTTCTTTAGATAAAATGCGAAAATTAGACAATAGAGAAGCCTTTGAAAAAGATGATGAGGTTGGGGTTACCTTTAACGAATTAAAAAAAATAGTAGAAGATTTAAATAACGAATTATAATATGCCAAAGAAAAGAAGAAAAAAATCCAAAATATATTTTGGTACACCTGCACAAGAAGCAATAGTTGAATATAATAATTGTGATGACCCAAAAATACGGTCTGTAATTTATGAAGAACGAATTAAGTATCCATTCGAAAAACTTGCGGAAAATGTTATTAATACTTTCAAGTTTTCATATTTCGATGTACCAAAAAAAGATATCCAAACAGAAGTAGTTTCTACAATGGTAGAAAAAATGCATATGTTTAAAGAGGGTAAGGGTAGAGCATTTTCTTACTTCACTATTATTGCAAAGAACCATTTGATTTTAAAGAATAATGGTAACTACAAAAGATGGAAACAAAACGCACTTCTTTCAGAAATGCCAGAAACATGGAATCCTGAAAATGATTTTACAGAAGTAGAAGAGAATAATGAGTTCAAAGATTTTAAACAACTTATGTTAGAATATTGGGATGAAAATCTAAACTCAGTATTCACTAAGAAAAGAGATTTACAAATAGCAGATGCGGTATTGGAATTATTTAGAAGAAGTGAACATATAGAAAACTTTAACAAAAAACATTTATATCTTCTCATTAGAGAAATGACCGATTGTAAAACTCACTACATTACTAAAGTTGTAAATGTAATGAAAACACACCAGAAAAAAATGTTAAATGACTATCTTGAATATGGTGATTTTAGAAGTGAAAAAACTAAATCATTTTGGAGTAAAGATGATTATATAGATACTGATTATTTATAGAAAATAAAATCAATGGGTTATATATTAGGAATTAGTTGTGGTTATCACGATTCGGCCGCCTCTTTAATTAAAGATGGAATTGTTTTAGGAGGATGTGAAGAAGAAAGATTTACAGGCATAAAACACGATTCATCCTTTCCACATAATACAATTAAGTGGTTATTAAAAGAATTTAATGTTACCAAAAATGATTTAGAAGCAATTTGTTTCTACGAATCTCCTATTGAAAAATTAGATAGGATTGAAACCTCTACAAAAAAAGGTGGAATACTAAATTATTTTAACAGAAGAAATATTGTTAAAAGAAATACAATATCTTATCAAGATTTAATGTTAGATATTAATTCTTATGTTGGTAACAAAACAACTGTTTCTTTTTACGAACATCACTTATCTCATGCCGCATATTCCTATTATACTTCACCATATAATAATGCTATTATTGTTTCTGTTGATGGTGTTGGTGAGTGGGAAACAACTACGATATATGAAGGAAATAGAAACACCTTAAAAAAATTAAAATCTATTAAATTCCCACATTCACTTGGAATGTTTTACTCAGCGATGACTGCTTTTCTTGGATTCAAACCAAACGAAGGTGAATATAAAATGATGGGATTGGCTCCATATGGAGATTCTTCTAAATACATAGATAGATTTTCTTCTATTATTGAAGATACTTATGATGGTGGTTTTAAATTAAACATGAAGTTTTTTACATACGAGTATTCAGATACACATATGTTTAATGAAAAACTTGGAATGGAACTTGGAATAGAAAATAGATTACCCGAAGAACCACTAACACAACAACATAAAGATTTAGCGGCATCTGTACAATCTATTTACGAAAAATACTTTTTTAATTTAGTAAATCATGCCTACGAACTTTCACCATCACGAAACTTATGTTTAAGTGGTGGGTGTGCTTATAATGGTACGGCTAATGGAAAGATATTAAAACAAACCTCATATAATAATTTATGGATTCCACCTGCTCCATCTGATGCTGGTTCTTCTATTGGATGTGCTCTTCATCACTATTATACAAACAATGTATCGTTGAGAAAAATAAATACTAATCCATATCTTGGGCCAGAGTATTCTAAAACTGAAATTAAAAATGTAATAGATAGATATACTAAATATGTTTATGGTGAATATGTTTCTGATATCAACTTGATAAAAAATATTTCAAAAGAAATTACTGATGGAAATATTATTGGTTGGTTTGAGGGTAGAATGGAATTTGGTGCAAGAGCATTAGGTAATCGTTCTATATTAGCAAACCCAAGAGACCCTCAAATGAAATCTCGACTAAATAAAATGATTAAGAAGAGAGAGGGGTTTAGACCATTTGCTCCAATAGTTAAAAAAGAATCACAAGTAAAATATTTTAAATATCAAAGAGTTGTTCCTTATATGAATCAAGTGGTTAAGGTTAAAGATGAATTTGTAAATAAACTTCCAGCTATAACTCACATTGATAAATCAGCAAGAATACAGAGTTTAGATTCTAAATCTCAACCAAGAATATACTCCTTATTAGAACAACTTGAAAAGGATAATGAATATCCAATTGTTATTAATACTTCATTCAACTTAAAAGACCAAACAATGGTTTTAACACCAGAGGATGCAATCAAAACATTTCTAAATTGTGAAATGGATATTTTAGTTCTTGGTAATTACATCTTGAAAAAAACTATTTTATGATAAATTAACTATATTTATCAATAAGAACCCTGGTCGTATAATAAAGTGGCTAGGATACAAACCCAACGAATTTCGGTTGGGTTTTTTTGTACATACATATATAAACACCAAATACATCTCTTTAATTTAGGGTTGAATATATATTCAAAATTTTTTTATCATATATACCATAGTTATTTGTGGATATCCCAATGTTTTGCAAGATGGAAAAGTTATTAACATTAATTAAAACAAAAGGAGAAACATATGGAATTTTTGAAAAAAATTGGCTCTTGGGCTGATGAACTAACAAAAATTGGTATTAGTATAGTTGCTTTAGGAGTTGTACTTGAAGTATTATTCAAAGGAGCAAACATCCCATTTTGGCCAGAAGTATCAGTAGTTGATAATCTTATGGGTATTTTAGGAAGTTTGAGTGCTGAAGGTCTGTTAGGACTTGTAGGTGCTTTTGTACTGTATCATATAATTAAGAAGTAGTAAATATTTTTTAATTCCATAACGCGTTAAAAATCAAACCCTCACTTAAGGTGGGGGTTTTTTATTTTACCATATTTATATACAACATAATATGGTATAATCATGAGTACAGATTTTGAATTATTTCCTGGCAAAAACTTAAGTGGGTTGTTCAAAGATATCTACGATAATCAACAGAACAAGAAAAAGAGAATCTCAGAACTAATTGCGGAGATGAGAAAAATAATTAGACATGCTGGAGATATGGCAGTAATTGGTCCAATATTAAAAGATTTAATTGATTCATCAATACGAAACGATGAATCATTAATTAAGATGAGTGCAATTGCTCAAAGGATAATTGGTGCACAACATAAAGCAGAAGGAGATAGTGGATTCCTTAGTGATGATGAAAAGGAACAACTTCTAAAACAATTAGATGAAACAATTGCTGAAGTTGCAGATGAACATGATACAAAGGTTGATGAACTTACAAATGAAATAGAAGAACTTAAACAAAAAGTTAACGAGTAATGGCAAGAAGAATATCTACATCTAACGCATCGTTTTTTAATAACTACCAATCCACAGGACAAGATAATGTAACAGGTACTGTTGTATTTGTTCATGTTGATGATAGTGAATTCGAAACTATAGCAATTCCAAGTGATATTAGTTCTGATGTATCTGATAAAGATTCTAAACTCGGATTTGCAAAAATAGTTTTAAGAGCGGATACATCATATGATTTAGATGATTTAGGAGATTATCCCCCATATAATATTGATGAAGGATTGCCTCTTCTTGGTGAAGTTGTTGAAATGGTTAAGGTTGGTGGAAACTTACATTATAAAAGAATTCACAACATTGATATAAACAAAGGAAACGCTGTAGAAGATGCTCAACTAAAAGGATTACCAGTAGAAAGTTCGGATGGAGCTTCTGGTGATTACGGAGAAACATCATCAACAGGAACTCCAAACTCAGGAGGAGATGGTGATAGAAATAATAAACTTGGTGAATACTTTGAACCAACACAGATAAATCCTTTAAAATACTACGAAGGTGATAAATTATTACAATCGAGATTTGGTCAATCAATTAGATTTAGTGGATACAATAATGAAGAAAATGTTTTAGCACCAACTATTCTTATTCGTAATAGACAAAACGATAAATCTATTGAAGATTTAAAAGAATATGAAATAACCGAAGAAAATGTAATAGAAGATGGTTCAACAATTGCAATTACAAGTGGAGATTATTTATTAGGATTTAGTCCTGGTACAGAAGATGTTCCTTTTGAAACTGAGCCTGTATATCACACACCACCAGATGAATTAAAAGGAACAGACCAAGTTCTTGTTAATAGTGGTAGAATTATATTATCATCAAAAGATTCTGAAATGATTTTCTTTTCTAAGGGAGATGTTTCAATATTATGTGATAGTAAACTTACAATTGATAATGGTAACGATGGAGCCTTTATTGATTTAAATGGAGAGTACAGAACTACAACAAATGATAATGATATGTTTTTCTTGGGTGGAAGTGGGAAAATATTTTTAAATGTTGATGGTGTTGAAGATGAACCTTTAGTAAGAGGTGAAACACTTCTTGGATTACTTGAAGAATTGATTGATGCTATAAATGTACAAATATTTCAAACACCATGTGGCCCTACATCACCTGGTCCAACAAATGCACCAACCTTTAATGATATTAAATCAAGACTAAACACTTTCTTATCTACTTTAAATTATACGGAGTAAGAAGATGTCTTTTACTACATTTAAACAACAAATGAATAATTACATGACCAATCAAGATGGTATTGGTGCATATGCTGATTTTGCAAAAAAGATTACTCAAGAGTATGATATGTGTATTAAGAGGGGATTCCAAACAGTGAATTCTATTCCTATAGCGGCTGGAAACACTGCAGGTATGGAAGCTATGGTTAACACAGCGTGTACAATTGCTATTTCCAAAACAGGAGGATTACATACCTTTGGTGATGATATTGGTAAAGCCGTGATTGTTTATTGGACAGGTGCAACTTTAATTGTTGGAATTCCACCAGTAATACCTGCTACTGGTGCAGTATCAAACATAACTACAACCGCCGCCGTTTGTTTGAGTCCTGGTTCATGGACACCAATGGGCCCATTAAATCCAATAGATGATAGTATGAATTTCTTGAATAGATTGGCAGGTTCAATGCAATCTCACCTACCAACAACAACACATATGTATAATACAATATCTATATATCCAGGAGCTCCACCACCAGTAGCACCTGGAGTTTTGATATCTCCTGGTTACACAGTACCATAAAATGAAAGAAGATATATTTATATTAAGATAAACACAATTGAAAATGAATAATAAACAATTAATTAAAGTAATTAAAACTCTTGTTGAAGTGGAAACCGCTAAACAACAAGAACGCTTTTTATCTAAAACTTTTCCAACGATATTGGAAGAAGAAGTTAAGAAACGATTAGCAGAGGTGAAGGGAGGTGTAGTCAGCGTTCCCTCTACGCAAGTTCCACAATTAACAAATGAAGTAGACCCATTTGAACAAGCAGAACTTGCATTACAGGAACAAAGACAAACACCAAAAAAACAATTCACTAAAAACTCTGTTTTAAATGAAGTTTTAAATAATACAAAACCATTCTCAAAGGAACAGAGACAAGGTGGAGCTGGTACTAAATCTGTATTAGATAATTTACCTCAACAATCTGTAAACGAAAGTATGGATAAAACTGTAACATTTAATTCTCAAGGTGCACAAGGTGGTACTGATATGATGAGAGCTCAAATGGTACAAAAAATGGGTTATGGAGATGTAAGAAGAGGTCCTAATAAACAAGGATTGGGTGTTCAAACTGGTTTACCTGGTTTAGATAGAATATTAAATAGAGATAATTCAGAACTTGTAAAAAAGTTTAAAAAATAAATTTACTTGGGAGAGTAATTAATGGCGTATATACTTGGCAGAAAAACACTTAAGGATTCTAAAGAATTTGATTCTTATGCATATGGAATCACACTACCAATACAAAATGATGGTAGAGGATTTTTTGCACAAGCATTTACATCAATCGAACAAGCAAAAAGTAATTTAAAAAATTTATTACTTACAGCAAAGGGTGAAAGAGTAATGCAACCAAACTTCGGTTCTGGATTAAGGTCATTACTATTTGAACAAATGGATGATGAAAAGTTTGAAGATAAAATACAACAAACGATTATCACTGCTGTAGAGTTTTGGTTACCTTATATTAATATAGAAGAAATTAATGTAGAAATGACCAATGAGTTAAGAGATAAAAACCAAGTAAACTTGGATTTAAAATTTACAGTTGGTAATGAAATTGATTTACAAGAAATAACATTGGTAGTACAGGAATAATATTATGGCATTAAATTCAGCAAATTTTAAAAGTAATCAAGGAAGAGATATAAAGTATCTTAGTAAAGATTTTGCCTCCTTTAGAAAAAACTTAGTAGAGTACTCTAAAACCTATTTCCCTAAAACGTATTCTGATTTTAATGAATCATCACCTGGTATGATGTTTATTGAAATGGCATCTTATCTTGGGGATATATTATCTTACTATACAGATGATTCATTAAAAGAATCATTAATGTTATATGCAGAAGATAAACAAAATGTAATAGCATTAGCTAACTACCTCGGATATAAACCAAAAGTTACTGCACCTGCTATTGTACAACTATCCGTTTACCAACTTGCACCTGCAGTGGGTAGTGGAGAAGATAACAGACCTGATTCTGATTACTACCTTAGAATTAAACAAGGTATGGTTATAGAATCATCCAAAACAAGTGTAAGATTTAGAACAACAGAACTCGTTGATTTTAATGATGCAACAGATAGAGAGATAACGGTCTATACTGATGATGGTGGAGAACCAACTCAGTATCTTATAAAAAAATATGTTAAAGCAGTATCAGGAGAACTTAAAACTGTAAATGTTGATTTTGGTTCACCAGAACAATTTTCATCAATTAATATTGCAGATAAAAATGTAATTGATATCTATGATGTTAGGGATACTAATGGTGGTAAGTGGTATGAAGTTCCATATCTTGCTCAAGAAATGGTTTATGTTGATTATCCTGTATCAGAACAAACTGATAAAGATTTAGCACAATTTAAAGATTCTGTATCTAATGTACTTAGAGTATTAAAAACTTCAAAAAGATTTGTTAAAAAGATAAATCAAGATAATAGTACTAGCATTGTATTTGGTGGTGGTAATTCAACCAATGATGAACAATTAGTTCCAAACTTAAAAAATGTAGGATTGGGATTAAATTCCTCTATTGATAAAATGAGTTCAGCGTATGACCCCGCTAACTTTTTGAAAACTACATCATATGGACAGGCCCCATCTAATACAACTATGAGTGTATCTTACTTAGTAGGTGGTGGTGTTGAATCAAATGTTGGTAAGGGTGAATTAACTTCAATTAAAAGAATTGAGTTTGATGATGATACCAAAACTTTTGCACAAAACGAAACAACTCTTTATAACAAAATGAAATCATCAGTAGCGGTTGATAATGAAATACCTGCAACTGGTGGTAGAGGTGAGGAAACGATTGATGAAATCAGAGAAAACGCACTTGCAAACTTTGGTTCACAAAACAGAGCGGTAACTCGTAAAGATTATCAAGTGAGAGCTCTTTCTCTTCCACCAAAGTATGGTGGTATTGCAAAAGCATTTTGTTCACCAGATGGTCAATTAGATAATAACTCACCTGCTTCACTTTTAAAAGATACAGAATCACTTGATGAGTTTGTTGGGTTGATTAATGATATGAAGGGTAAAGACCTATCTGACCAAGAAATGAGAGATGAGGTTCGTAGGATTTTAAAAACTAAAAAGGGAACAACCAATGAGGTTAATAATCCTTTTGCCATAAATTTATACATTCTTGGATATAATTCAAACAAGAACTTAAGTATTCTTAATAGAGCGGTAAAGGAGAATTTAAAAACTTATATTGGTGAATATAGAATGTTAACAGATGGTATTAATATTATTGATGGGTTTGTTATTAACATTGGTTTAGATTTTGAAATCAGAGTTTATGGTGGATATAATAAAAGAGAAGTTCTTACAAAATGTATAACAGAATTAAAAGAATATTTCGATATAGATAATTGGACGTTTAATATGCCTATTAATATTTCAGAAGTTGAAATCTTAATTGCAGGTGTTGAGGGAGTTCAATCAGTACCAAAATGTGAAGTATTCAACAAGTGTTTAGGAAACTACTCAGAACACTCTTATGATATTAAAGCGGCAACTAAAGGTAAGATGGTATATCCATCAGTAGACCCTTCAGTATTCGAGGTTAAATTTCCTAATAAGGATTTAAAAGGGAGGGTAGTATAATGTATCATTTCGTAACATCATCAAAAGACTCAACAATATTTTTACAACAACCTACTCAAAATACAGGTTTAGATGAAATATTAGAAGTATCTAAAACATATTATGGAAACTTAAAAGATACTGCTCGTTCTCTTATCAAGTTTAACACCACTCCATTATCACAATCCATAGCAAGTGGTGAAGTAACAATGAGTTCTGCTCACCTATTATTAAAAGAGTGTGATGCTATTGAGATTCCATTAGATTATACAATCTATGCATATCCTATTTCTCAATCTTGGGAAATGGGAATCGGTACTCGTTTTGATAACATCACAACAGATGGTGTTAGTTGGGAAAATAGAGGAACTCAATCTGATAGTTGGTTGGGTGATGGTTCTTACTTAGCAGGAACAACTGGTTCATTTAATGGTAAAGGAGGAACATGGTACACTGGTTCAGCCGCATCACAATCATTCTCATATCAAACTGAAGATATTGAAATGAATGTATTAGGAGCTATGAATACATGGATTGGTGGTACACTTCCAAACGAAGGTTTTATAATTAAACATTCTAATTCTAAAGAATCAGATACATCTGATTATGGTCAATTAAAATTCTTTGGAAAAGAAACTTCTACAATATACCAACCAAAACTTAGAATAGGTTGGGATGATTCATCTTTCTCGACAGGTTCATTAACTGAACTAACCGCAGATGATATCCATGTAACATTTAAAAGATTAAAAGTAAGATACAAGAGAGGAAGTAAACCAACCATACGAGTATTTGGTAGAGAAAGATATCCTTTAAAATCTTATTCAAACACATATGCATATAATGATGTGAAGTATTTACCATCTACAACATATTATCAAGTAAAAGATGCTATTACAGAAGAAGTAATTGTACCTTTTAATGATAACTATACAAAAGTAAGTTGTGATTCAAATGGTAATTTCTTTAAAATAGATTTAAGTAATTTTGAAATAAATAGAGATTATTACTTTGAAATCAAAGTAGATAGAAGTGGTGAAATAGATTATTTTACTGAAAAAGATTTAACATTTACGGTAGAAAAGTAACATGGGACTTAAAGATAGGTTTAGAATAGATGAGCTGGTAAAGAAAGGTTCAAACGCTATTCCTCGTGATAAACGAGGTGGTATTCGTGTGCGAAAAAAAGATGGTAAACAAGTTCCACCAGGATATTTTAAAGATTACAGAGGTAGGTTTGTACAAAAACCAATGAGACCAATTCCATTTGGAAAAAAACCAATCAAAGGATTTGATGATACTACAAAAAGATTTAAAGCAGATTTTGTTGATAAATTACCTCCAATAAATGATTTTCATCCTGATAGAAATTCATTTGGTGGGGAAACATCTGGTAGAATAGAAAGACCTATCTATGATGAAAATGAATTGCAGAAGGCAATTGATATTAAGGTTGATGAATTAATAAAACCAAAAAAACAAACAAAAGGTAAGTTTGTACCATTACCAAGATACAATAAACTACTTGCACAATTTACAGGTTCTCAACAACAGATAAAGTCATTAGAATCTGATAATTCACGAGTACGTTCATCAATAAGTGGTCTTGAAGGAGAGATTCAAACATTAACGGGAACAGTAACTTCTAAAGAAGGTGAGGTAGAACAATTAAATTTATCTCAAGAAGAATTAAATAGTAAGTATAATGAACTATTGGCAGATTTTCAATCAGCATTAATAAAAGGTACTAAGGAAGGTATTGAAAGAGCTTCTTTATCTGCACAAGTAGAAGGTTTACAGGCTCAAGTTACAACCTTACAAGCACAATTGACTGCACAACAAGATATTGTAAAATCTTTACAACAACAAGCAGAAATACAAGCAACAGTTACAGAACAAGTTGTTGAATCAAAAGAAAAAGAAGTTGAAGCGGCCAAACAAACAAGTTTGTTAGGGATAGTTGAAGATAAAGGACAATTCCAAGTTAAGGGTACTGTTGGTTGGGCACTCCATCCATCAAGTAAAAATAGAAAACCAGAATGGGCAGCTCGATGGGATGATAGAAAAAAAGGAGCTAGGGGTAGATTATCTGGTCTTAAATATGATTGGTATAATATGGGGCCTGAACCAATTACACTTAAGGTTGATGAAACTGTTATCAAAAAGAAAAAGTGGTTAAATGGTGTTCCAAACTCACTTACTATTCCAGCAAGTCCTGATGGTGGTTCAACACCTGGTACAAAAACAGTTACTTTCAGTAGAGGTAGTATTGGTAAGGGAACTTATGAAACAGAAATAATTTGGACGAACCAAACTACAAATGAGAAATTTAAAATGAAAACTCGTTACTGGCAAGCAAGAAGTAGAAGAAAAACCTAATAGATTATGGCGTTAGAAACATTTAAAGAAATAGTTGAAAGAAAGGGATATCTTGTAAACAAAGAAGATAGAAAAATTTTCGAAAAGGAAATTAGAAAATCTAACTTTGGTATGGGGTATTCTGATATGATTGAATTCATACTATATGATTCAAATGATAATCAGCTGCCTCAAGGTGAAGATGCTAAACTTGTACGATATATTCATATTAATGATAAAAATATAAATGAGTATTTTTTAATTACAAGTAGTGAAGAAACTAAAAAATTTAATGATTCATCTGAGTTTATTATTGATTTAGAAAAGTTAATAAAAGAAGCTGGATATTCAAATGGTATATTTAAAACACAAGTTACATTACTAAACAGAAGAGTTGGTTCAGAAGAATCTTCTGAAGATAAATTGTGGATACACGAAATTTCTCCATCAAGAACCGAAATACGAGTTGTTCCTCTTAAGAATACAGTAAGACCTAATAAGGATTTAGTTAAAAGATATAATCTATTTGTTGAAAATGGAAACTTTAGAGATGATACAATTTACTATGTAAGAAACTTTATAGAAGGAATTGATATATTAAATGTAGTTGATTCTTTTATAAGAAGTAAAGGAAGAATTAAAGATGGTAGAAGATATCAGAGACTAATTCAAAAAGAATTTAAAGTTGGTTCTTTTGATAAGTTATTAAACGATATTAAAGATAGGTATATAGAATCCATGAACTATTTTATTGAAGGTAGTGAATGGAATATTACATCAAATAAATATGGTAAACCAAAAGGTGAATTAGATAAAATTGAGCTAACAGTAAGATTTATAAAATCAGTTGCAGAACAAGCTCTTAGAAACTCAATTGAATATTATTTACCAAAGAGAAGAATTCAAAATAGTGTTGAATTAACAAGAGATGAACAAGTTACTTTTGATAAAGTAAAAAGAATTCTTAAAACAATAAAAGCAAATCAGAAGTTTGAATCTACTGTACCTGGTGAAATAGGTGGTGTTGTTCGAGGATGTACTGATAAAGAAGCATTAAATTACAATCCGAGAGCAAAAGAAAATGATGGTAGTTGTAGATATAAAGAAGCTGAAGTTGAAGCGGCGGTTGTATTAGGTTGTACTGATAAGTCTGCTGTAAACTTTAATAAATATGCAAATAAAGATGATGGAAGTTGTAAGTATCAAGAAAAGGTAGAAGATTTTGCAGATTTAGGAGGAGGTACTACCGTAGAAACAACTGATGTAGAAATAGATACAGAGGTAATTGATAATACTCCACCAATACCAGACCCGGAACCAGAATACAAATTAATTACAAAATTGTATTACATTTGGTCGGATACTGGAGCAATCAAATACAGAGATAGAAATAATGAATCGGTTGAAACACGAGGTGTAGAATTTGATGCACATAAAATAACATATAGAGATACTGTTGCACCAAAGTTCGTAGGAGATGTTAGGGAAGTTCCAAAAATTATAAAATCACCTCCACGAGTGATGGAATATAAAATTGTAAATAACTCAAGAAAAACAAGAGTTAAATTTCCTAACCCAAGAGTTGTCAGAAATGAAATGGACTATTTCGATGAGAGAAGAGCTCGAGGTAGAGATTATAGAAAAGGTAGACCTCTTGTAGATATAGATGGTCCAGAAGAAATTTTTACAGGTCAAGCTTTATCTTTTACTTATAAGAATAAACTTGAACAAACAAAAACAAGTTCACAAATACAACCAGGAGATACACTTATACTATGTGCTATTGAGGATTCAATAGTTCCTGTACCTGGATTATCAATAAACGAAGTTGGTGGATGTGGAGGTACTTATCCAAGAACTATATCCGCACCTAAACCACCTCAGAGGTGTAATGACCCTGAGGCGATTAATTATCAATCTATTGGAAGTTGTAAATATAGACCAAAAGACCCTATTGACCCAACACCAATACCAACACCAACACCAAGACCAATCTGTAATGACCCTAAGGCTACAAATTATAGAGCTATTGGTTCTTGTGTATATCCAATACCAGACCCTGTTGTAGATGAACCGATTAAGCCGATAGTAATAACAGGAGGCAACCGCGGTGGAGGCGGAGGAGGTGGTTCTCGAATAGTAGAAGAAATACTAAATGAACTTAATAATATTCCTAACGCTTTTAGAATGGATGGAGAAGGTAGTATTTCGAATCCATTCAGAGGTAGAAACTATTTATAAAATGAATATTTATATAGAGTACAAGGATAGGTAAAATGAGAAGAAGATTTGACCAAGATGATTTTAATGATTACGAAAATAATTTCGGTAATCCGTTTGGCAATAACCCACAGGGTTTTGAGCCAGAAACCCTATCTGCGGTTACTTCACTACGAGGTGGTGGAGGTGGTGGTGGAGGAAGAGTCTCACCACCAAGAGGAGGTACAGTATCTCCAAGACCTGTACGAAGCAATCCTCCAAGGCCACCAAAAGAACCTTTTGAGGAAATTTCACATTTACCAATAAAGCCTAAAACACCTATTTTTGTAAAACCAGATTTACCACCAATTGTAGTTAAACCAAATACAGGTACAATTAAACCAATTGAGGTAGACCCGGTAAGAGTAAAGGGTGGTTGTAAAGACCCTAAAGCGGTGAACTATGATTCAACCGCAACTTATGATAATGGTAAGTGTGTATATCCAAATATAAAAATAAAACAAACTGTTAAAGATAAAAACGCACCTGTAAAAATTACGGTTGCAACTGATAGAGGACCTGCAACTGTAATGGTTGATGGTAAAGATGTTGGTACAACAAATGGAACTGGAGAATTTCATACACTTATTTTAAACTTTACTGAAAAAGAATTATTACAAAGAAAAATAATTACAGTTAAAAAAAGTAACTTTGCTTCAAAAGATGAGTGGAGAGTTTCTTCTGTACAACGTAGTATAACAAAAACTATTAAACCAATAATAGATACTACACCCGTTTTAAGTGGTGGTAGACCAGAATTACCTGATGTAAGTTCACCAAGACCAAGACCTTCAAGTGGAAATGTTAATCCAAGAGTTACTCCATCATCTGATGGATTCAATAGAGATATGGATGATTATCTTGGTAATAACAAACAATTTTTAGGTGGAACTGGATTTGGAGAATTTAATGGAAATATAGGACCATCGAGAACATCAGGTGGAAATACCATTGGATTTGATGATATAAATTTTGGATTTGGCGGAGCTAGTTCAAATAGACGTAATAATTTTTCCACTATCAATTTTGGTGGATATGGATATGACAATTTTGATAATTTACCTAAGTTGGGATTACCTCCAAGAGATGTTCCTGCAAGAAGTTTTATAAGAAAACCATATGGTAATATTGGTACGAGTCCTATAAAGACATCACCTACATTAAAACCAGCTAAACTAACGTTAGGTACGATTCCATTTAACTATTATGAGATAGTATTAGAAAGAAAAGTGGATGGTAAGTGGGTACAACAACCATCAGACTATTCTACTTTTTCAAAAACAAATGTTTCTGTAAGACCTAAATCTCACTCATTACGAGTTGGTTTTAGTTTAAGAAAAAATGTTGAGATACTCGAATCACCAAAAATTGAATCTACATATAAGGTAAGGATAATTGGAGATGTTCCAACTGATGATACTATTGTATGGAAAACTAATTATGGACAAGTTGGTTCTGTATTAGATGATGATGATATCGTAATATTTCAAATTGAACAACAAGTTGGAGACCCCGAGCCACGAATAGAATTTTATGCAAATGGTATAACGGATTTTACACACAATGGTAGTTTCCAAATTAAATCTGGAAAAAATAATAAAGAATTTAAAGGTTTAGAAACAAGTTTTAGATTATATCCTGGTAATAATGATATACAAGTACAGGTATTTAAAGAACCCGTATCTGAACCTCCAACTAAACCTGCTCTTAAATTAGATAGAACATCTGCTCAATTAAATATATCAGACCCAAAGGCAATTAGAATAGGATACAAATCAGTAGATGCAGATAAAGTAATCTATACACTTGGAAAAGTTAAAAAAACTATTCCATTAAATGGTACTATTACATTAAGTGGTAAAGACTTTCCAAACGGAGCAGGTACATATACATTATATGTTCAACCTGTATCACGAAGAGGTGGTTCTGGTGATATTGAAAAATGTATAATTACTGCAGAAAGTAAAGCATATTTACCTGGTCCTGATATCACACATATTAATTATCCACAAGTAATTAAAGGACCTGATTTTAAAGGCATTGATGTTGATTTCAACATATCATGGCAATCGGTAAATACAAACTATATACACATATATCTTGGTAAACCTGTAAGGGAAAACTACTTGGGTAAATTTGAACCACAAGGTGTTGCTCAATTTAATATGAGAAACATTATTAAAAAGGGTAGAAGGTTTGGAGCTTTAAGAAATTCAAGAAATATAATTAATTTTCAATTACTATTAGTTCCATATAATGAAGAGGGTGATTCAAGAGCAACAGGTAAGTTTGAAACTGTTAACATAACATTTGATAAAGGTGATTTAACTCTTAGAAGAGGAAGAGTAGTTGGTGACCTTAGAACTTCATTTGTAAAACAATGGAATTCAAAAGGGTTTGATGATTTTACTTCACCATTCTTAACTCACTACTTACACCTTGGTGATGGTAATAATAAATTGATTGGTACATGGGGAATTGATGAAACAACATTTTCAGATAAGATAACAAATCCTACTACAAATCAAATAGAATATAAAAACATAGAAAAATCTATTGTTTTAAAACTATATGAACCAATACCTCGAAATGTTGGTACAAATGATAAGATATGGATATCTAAAATACAATCCATACCATTAATTGATACAATAACAATTACAGATGATATTGTTAGTCAATGTACACCATTAACGCCAAATTTTAATTTAGATGTTAGTGATGAAATAGGATATCAAATTCTTGATGATTTAATTTCGAGTGGTTCTGCATCTTCAACTGATGTAATAAGTCAATTTGTATCTTCAAGTGATTTTTCTTTAGAAAATCTTAATATAGAATTCGTAACTCAATCTTCGGTAGTAAAAGAAGTTGGGACAGGTTTATTATTAGAAAAGGCTGGTATAGAAGATTATAATTGGAAAGAATTTATAAAATACTCATCTGCAGGTGAACGAGTTGAAAACTTTTACTATAAGATTAAATTATTAGAAAATTATGAAGATAAATATAATACAGTAAATAGTCTTACATCTTCTATAGCAACAAGAAACGAAGCTAAAAAACTTCAATTTAAAATTGGAGAAGTAAAAAGAGGATTTGATGCATTTGAAAAATTCCTATATAGTAAACCAACTTCTCTTTCATATCCTGGAGCTGGATTAAACTCAATATCTTCATCAGAAGATTCTTCAACAATTAGTTGGTTTAATGGTATTTTAAATTCTGCGAGAGATTATGATAAATATAATACAGCAAGATTATCTTTCAATTTACCAAAACATATTAGAGATGATGAAAACAATTCTGATTTTATATTATTCTCAGATATGGTTGGACAACACTTTGATGTTATCTACACACACATTAAGGCGGTTTCAAAGAGTAATAGAGTTGAAAACAAACATGAATATGGTATAGATGATACAATGTTGTATCATATGTTGGAATCTCTTGGGTGGAACGCTGATATGGGTGTTCAAGGTCAAGCGTTGTGGGAATATGCATTTGGTAAAGATATAGATGGCAATCAAACCACCACAATGAGTGGTAAGGATAGACAACATGAGATTTGGAGAAGATTATTAAATAACTTACCATATCTCTATAAACATAAAGGTACAAAAAGAGCAATCTCTGCGGCTTTAAGTTGTTATGGTGTACCTGCTTCCTTATTAACAATAATGGAATTTGGTGGACCAACTGACCCAGATGGAGATACTCCACAAACATTTACTTATCAAGATAGAACAGCATCTATTCTACTAAGCGGTTCAGCTGCTATTACAGTTCCATGGAAAAAATTTACATCAGTATTTAGTGATGATTATCCTAACTCTGTTGAGATTAGAATAAACACAGAACAAAGACAAGACCAAACAATAATGAGTACTGATGGATGGTCTTTACATATAAATAAAGATACTGGTTCACTTGCATCAATAGAACTAAAAGTAAGTGGAAGTGATACCATATATTCTTCATCTACGAATCTTGGAGCATTGTATAATGATGAATATACACAAATAGTAGTACAAAAAACAGTAACTGGTTCTAATGATGTATTTTATCTATATGCACAAGAGCCGTTTCAAGGTAGAATACGAACAAAATTAAGTTCAAGTTTAGAAATTTCAGGAGTTAGTTCTTGGAAGAGTGGTAGTGATTTGGTTATTGGTGGTGATAACTTAACTGCATCAATTGATGAATTTAGATTATGGAGAACTCCACTATCTGATTCAAAAATAGATAACCATACACTTTTACCAGATGCTATAGATGGTAACCATGTATCTGCTTCTACAACTGATTTAATATTAAGACATGATTTTGAATATCCAAAAAATAGACATACAAGTGGAGATGTTAATATAAAAAGTGTATCTATTAATAGAACATATAGTACATCTTCAATTGCATCTAACTTTGAAAATGTTTCATCATATCCATATCAATATAAATCATATGATAGAGATGTAACGGCGGTTGTACCATCAACTGGTAACACTGTTGGTAACAAAGTAAGATTTGAAACTCAAACTTTAATTTCTGATTTAAATTATAAAAGTAGAGCAACTAAAAAATCATTTGACCAATCACCTACCGATTCAAATAGATTAGGATTATTCTTTTCTCCAACAAAGGAGATTAACATGGATATCGTAAAATCATTTGGAAAGTTTAATATTGATGATTATATAGGAGACCCTTCTGATGATTATAAACCTACTTACGCTAAACTAAATCAATTAAGAGGTTATTATTTCGATAGATATTCTTTAAACATCTATGAATATATTCAACTAATTAGATACATAGACCAATCATTATTTAATATTATTATTTCATTAATACCAGGAAGAGCTCAAACAAGTCAAGGTTTGTTAATAGAACCCCATATTCTTGAAAGAAGTAAAACACAATGGAAACCATCCACTGCAGTTAAAAAAGATTATAAATCGGTTATTGATATTACTGATATAGGAGTATCTTCTGATAATAAACAATACTTGACAATAGTATCCGCATCAGACAATACATCATTAAGTGGCGAATCAAGTGATTTTGTTTCTGTTATTGATACCGATACTTCAAAAGTTTTAGTAGGAACTCATTCAGATTTTTCTGCAACAATTGGTACTGAGGATAATACAACATTAAATGGATTTATCACTGCAAACTCAGGTTCTGATATGGCAGGGATTTCATTTACAATAGATAACACAAATTTAGGAGAATCAATACAAGGTGAATTTGATTCTGATTCTTTTACTCAAATAGGAACAGATTCGGACTCATTATCAATAGCTGGATTTGGTGTATTTGGTAAAAACGGAAACTCTATCAGAACTAAACTTGATTCTGATAATAATTATATTCAAGAAAGAATAAAGATTTTCTTACTTAAAAAATCATATCAAGTTGATATACCAGAAAACGTATCAGTAGATGCATCACAAGGTAGACAATTTGTATCCACAACCAAATATAAAAAGATTGTAAATATTTTACCATTTACTGGTTCTGATGGAAACGAATCAACAAATCCAACTGTAAGTGGAGATATCGTGGAGGTTACACCTTTAAATGGTTATTTCCCAACACATTACAGAAATACAGGAGACTTATCTGCTGGATTGGAAAATTCGTTTTATAATGGTTCTAAACAAACAAGTGCAACAACTTTAGATGGTGGTTCACCTGTTGTAACGTTTACTACAAATCCGAATACATTAAAAGTTTCTGATAGTGGTAGAGGAAGTGGAGAACCAATTTTAGAGGTAGATTAAACGATTTTATGATTTACTTATATTTATATATTGAATAACATTAACAAAGGAATTTTTAAATTATGGCTTATTTAAATAACACCGAAATCACAGTAGATGCGATTCTCACTAAGAAGGGTAGAGAGAAATTAGCAGCTGGAGATGGTTTAAACATCACAAAGTTCGCTTTGGGTGATGATGAAATTGATTACACCCTTTACGAACCAGCACACCCAAAGGGAAGTGCTTATTATGATGCGGCAATTAAAGCAATTCCGATTACTGAAGCTTCACCCGATGAAACTCAAGTATTAAGACATAAATTAGTTACTTTACCAAAAGGTACAACTAAGATACCTAAAGTTGAATTTGGTATCCCTTCTATAAGAGTTTCACCATCATCTGGTCAAGTAACTCTTTCACCAACTACATCACCAAGTGGTAACACACAACAAGGATATACAGTAATACTTGCTAATAAAAACGCAGGTTCTATTGTTGGTAGTGGTTTAGCAGCAGGAGCAGCAACTACTCCATCATTCTTAGGAGATGAAATTACACAAACAGCAGCAATTGAAACTGGATTAACATTTACGTTTATTCCAAATCCAAGTCTGTTAAGAGCGTTAACAACAACTATAACGGTTTATGGAAACGAAACAGGTGGTTCACAAACTATTCCTGTTACAATTACTGACCCAAGAAGAAGCTTAGGTACACCTATTAGACGACTCTAATGGATAAAAAATTAAAGTAAAAAAGGAAAATAAAAAATGGCACAAATAGCAGGACAAGCTGGAGTAAATTTAACAACTGAGTTATCAACGTATTTAGCTGATAATCAAGGTACTCTTACTTCAGAACAATTATCATCAATCATTAATCAGTATTTAACTGGTGGTGATAAATTAGGTGCAAGTGGGGGAGCAATCGCTCAAGGCATCTATAAACGATTTGGTGAATTTGACCAAATAACAGGTAAAGTTGAAGTTGTCACGACTGGATTGTGGAGTGGAGATACTGGAAGTTTATCAACTTTCTTTACTTCATCAACACAAGTTTCTCAGGCAAGTTCAAACTACTATCTAAATGTATATAATACTGACCCAGCAAGTGATACATCAGCCGCTGTACAATACGCAGTTGCATATGGACACAGAACTGGTCAAGGTTCTATATCATTAGCAAATTCAGATTCATCAACTTTAGCAAGTAAAGCAACTTATGCTCAATATCGTTCAATATTATTGGATAATGATGATACTCAATTCACATTTGTATCTTCATCAGCAGCTGGAACACATGACTCAGATAGTATCTATGTAATCAATGTAGCTCGTGCCCGTTACAAAGAGAAAATGGATGCTGGAAACTGGTCATTGAAAATTAGTGGTTCTAATGGAATCTCTACATTGATTGATGATAGTGGAAAGAAATTCTCAGATACAGTTGGTAAAGCTGGTAGAGTATTTGATGTTGCAAGTGGTTCATTAAATTTAGGAACTGAAAATGAAGCAACAGTTAATACAACAACCGCTTCAAATGGACAAGGATTGGGTAAATTCTATCCTGACCAAGGTTTAGTAATTCTTAATCCAACTGCGATTCATAATTTAATCGGAACTTCAATAGATAAGGATAATGATAAAGGAGCTTCCATTTCTACATCTGTAGCTACAGAAGGTAAAAATCATTTCTTATTACACAACGCTATTGTAGGTGGGGGAGATTTTGAAGCAAGAAGAACAGAAAATGTTTCTACATCACATTACTTTGTAAGAGCAACAAATAGAGAATTTAACTTCTCTAACAACCCAACGTTTGTAACTGGTTCAGATGGTTCATTTGCAGAATCAAGTTTTGAAACTGACCCAAGAACCTTTATCAGTACAATTGGTTTATATAATGATTCAAACGAGATACTGGCAGTTGCTAAAACATCACAACCAATTCCTAAATCATTTGATAAAGAAGTATTAATCAAAGTAAAACTTGACTTTTAATAAATAACACAGAACACTTAAGGTTGCAAACTTAAAGGTTCACGAAAAACTTAAAGAATGATATCGTTCTTTATACCCCACCGAAAGTGGGGTTTTTTGTTTCACTATATTTATATAAAGGAGTATTGAATCTATGATAAAAAATATACCAAAAACGGCAGTTTGGAAAAAGAGTTTTCCTGTTTATAAACAATTTACTGTTTCTAATTCGGACTATGAAGTAATATCTGGTTCTTTAGAAACAGGAAGTTTTGAAACAGGTTCTTTCAACAAGCAGGGTAATGTATATACTCATCCATTAATTAAATCGATTATACATAAGTACTATGGTGACCATAGTAATCCATTTACAATGTATGGGGTTGTAAGTGATATTGGTAATTTTAGAAACGAAAGACAAACTGGTTCTAACGCATATGTTATATCAATTGACCAAGAAAAATATGGTGAAGGTATAAAAAAGAACTCATTACTACTAACTGACCATGGAAATACGATTGTATATTCAGATGATGGTAGTGGTAATATAGTTTCACAATATCCAAACTACACAATTAATAGTATAGATTTTCAAACAGGTGACATTACTATAACAGATACCGATAATGAAATATTTACAGGAAGTATTGCAAACTTTGATGTTGAGAGTGGTGTAGCTATTTTAACATTTGGTATTGATACTGATTCTGTTGATGTAATGGTATTGGATTTTTCAGAAAATAGACTACAAACTTCTGTAGCTTTAGATTTTGATGAATTAGAGATTGATGAAGCTAGATACGGAAACGTATTTTATGCAGATGGTACAGTAATATTGTGGGATAATCCAATTACAAATTATACTGCACAATATAGAAGTACTAAAACTATTCACGAAACAGAAGTTCTTGTACAAGTTAAAGCGGGTGAATTTAATTTTTCACAAAACCCTTCTGCTGTAGATGTTACTTTATTTAAAACTCCATATGAATTTGATATATCACAACCATCAATACATAGAAGAGCACACAAACGAAAAATAAAAGAAATTTTAGATATATCAAGAAAAGAAGAATATTATGGAACTGTTGGAACATCGACAGGAAGTTGGGATGATTATGATAAATACAGACAAACAGACCCAACAGGTTCATATTTAGCACCATTTATTACAACCATTGCATTATACGATGATGATGGAGATATGGTTGCAGTTGCAAAATTACCAACACCAATTAAAAATTTACCAGATATGGATATGAACTTTATTGTTCGTTTCGATACTTAATTAATATTTATATAATACAAAGGAGATACTTATTATGGCATCAATTGAAGAACTTTACAACAAATCTGAATTCGCAAAATTTCCACAAGGAAAAGATAAAGATAAAACACCTATCGAATTAGATGGTGGAAAAGATTTAAGAAACGAAGAGAATCTAGCAAAAGCTAGAGGTGGAAAACTGAACTTGAAAAAGTATTCAGAATCAGTTACACGCTAAATCTATAATTTTGGGTTTACTTATTAATACCCATCATAAATGGGCTTTTGTTCATATTCCAAAAACAGGAGGCACAAGTTTGTCAAAAGTTTTGGCAAACATTCCAAATACTGCAAATCCTGCTGGTCACGATTCTCTAAGAATATTAGAGACTAACTTATCGGAATATTTTAAATTTACTCTTGTAAGAAATCCTTTTACAAGAATAGCATCAGCATACTTTCATGAAATTAGAAAAACAGGATATATGACTTTTGAATCTTTTTTAAAAAATTCGAATGAATATGATTTATGGTTTTTAAATCAAACTTATTATACACATGAAGGATGTACAAACGATAAACACATGAATTATATTGGTAGATATGAAAACTACTCAAATGATGTTGAATACTTATTTAATAAAATAGGTATAGATTCAAATATTCCTCATTTAAATCGTAATCCAATTTACGATAAACATCCAAACTTAGACCAACACAAATATTACAAGCATTTATATTCTGAGAAGTGGATGAAGGATTGGGTACGAGAGAGGTATTATAATGATTTCAAAATTTTTAACTATGGGATGGACATATAACGGAAAATGTATAACAGAAATATCAGATATGCCAGAAGGTACTATCGGATTCATATACAAAATTACAAATGGACAAACAGGTCAATATTATATAGGAAAAAAATCTCTATATTCACATAGAACTTTACCACCACTAAAGGGTTACAAAAGAAAAAGAAAAGTAGTGAAAGAATCTAAGTGGCAAGATTATCGTTCATCTAATGCAAATGTACAACTTTGGTTTAGTGAAAATGATAAAGCTTTGAATGAAGATAGAAGAAAAGATATTAATGATAGATTAGAATTAAGGATTCTTAGATTCTGTAAAGGTAAAAAATCCTTAACCTATTATGAACTACAAGAACAATTCTCACATAATGTACTTGCAGACGAGTTATCTCTAAATGATAACTTATTAGGAAAGTTTTTTAGAAAAGACTTGGAAAATTAAAATATTTTTTGTATATTTGATATATGGGTAAGAATACTTTAGTTGTAATGGGATGCTCTATGACAGAAGGTCAAGGATGTTGGGGTGATTTTAATAAACACATCACAAAAGTTGATGATATCTTAAAACTAAGGAAAAAATATATTAATAGATTTTACGAATTTGGTTGGCCAAATATTGTAGCTAAAGAACTTGGATTTGATAAAGTAATAAATTTAGGTAAAATAGGAAGTTCAACATCAGGTCAACTAAAGTTTTTTAAAGAACAGAATTTTGGTAATGATAATGTATATATTATATGGATGTTAACTGAGCCAATTCGGTTTTCTTTTTATAAAAAAGGAAAAATAAAAAACATTCATCCAGCTAAAGGAACACCTATTGGAAATTCCTATATAGATTTTGTAGATGATATAACATTAGATTCGTGTCTTGAACAATTATTTTACATTAAGTGTATGAGAGATATTTCTAAATTGAATAACTATAATTTATTAATTACACATTGGAACTCTGCATCTAAACACACTCAATCATTAGATGATGTTACTGATAACTATTTACACAAAGTTCCAACAACTATATTACCATCTAATAGAAAATTTATTTCAAATGTATGTGGTCATCCTAATGAATTGGGATATGATTGGATGGCAAAAACTATATTAAAAGAAATTAAAAATAATAATAAAAATTTTATCATATCTGATAAAAAAGATAAATTAGAATATATTGCACCTGAACACAAATCATATACTATAAATAAAGAATTACTATAATGAGTGTTAAACAGATAAAAAATATATTAAATTTAGATACGTTATCTATTATCAAAAAGAATAATAGGGATGTTTTTATTAAACAAATTAATAATCTTCAAAAAAGTAAAGAATTTTGGAATTATAAAATAGTTCAATTTAGTAACGATGTATCAATATATAACTTACCAACAGATAGTTTAGAATTTGATTTAATAAAAAAAGATATAGATAAATTAAATTTAGAGGTTAATATACAAGGAATAATGTATTACTATTGGCAACCTGGTTCATATATTCCATGGCATAACGATGGTATCTACTCTAATTCTATTACTATATACTTAAATAATAAATGGGATTATAGTGAAGGTGGTTTATTTTTATACAAAGATGGAAACGATATTAAAACTATAATACCAAGTGATAACTTAGGAGTTATTCAAACGGGTGGTGTTGAACACTCTACAACAATAACAAACACAGAATCCCCAATTAGAAAAACTATTCAAATATTTTTAAACGATAAAAAACATAATACACTATTGTGAAAACATTTATAATCAGAATAAGTAGTAATGAAGATTCAGTTAGGTCTGTAAAACAAACAATCCAAAGTGCAAAAGATGTAGGATATAAAGAATCAATTGAAATATTTGAAGCAATTAAACCAACTGAGTGGAAAGAGATTCTACCATATGAAAATACGTTTCATAATTACGAAAGACCAGATAATGTTGGTGCTTGTTTTGCTTCTCATTATTTGTTGTGGAAAGAGTGTATAAAGTTAAATGAACCTATATTAATATTAGAACATGATGCAATATTCAAAAGTAATATACCTGATATAGATTTCAATATGTGTGTTAACTTTGGTAGACCGAGTTACATTAGACCTCATCATATGATTTATGAAGAACCAAAAGATGGATTAAATTGGCCAAATCAAGTTAACTTCTTAGGTCATCATGCATATGCAATTAAACCAAATGCAGCTAAAATATTCTGTGAAGATGTAAAGAAAAGAACTTTATCTGCAAATGATGTATGGATTGAAAGAGTAACATATCCATGGTTAGAAGAATATAGACCATTCCCCATTTGGGCAGATACTGATTTCTCTACTATACAAACGATGTTACCAGATGAAAACCCACTAAAACAAAAATATGATGAAATTACTGATGTTAATAGTCCTTATTACGATTATTTAATGAAACATTTTTCTCATGTTCTAAAAGGACCACAATCAGAAAGACATATAGATATATGATATTAGAAAAAAATATATTATCTAAGAGTGAATGTGATTTGTTTATAGAAAGAGCAACACTAAAAGGATTTAAAAATAGTTTAATTGGTGATGGAAACGAAAATTCTAATATAAGAACTTCCTATGAGGTAAATTTAGATATAGATGATGTAGTTGGTAATCTATTATTAAATAAATTAAATGAGTTTAATATTACATCACTACCAAAGTATCTAAAAGTAATAAAATACACTAAAGGTTCTTTTTTTAAAAAACATAAAGATACCTACGATGATGTAAAAAATCGTAAAAGGTATAAAACAATGGTTTTACAACTATCTAATACTGCGGATTATCAAGGAGGTGATTTGAAGGTTTATACTGACTTGAGTAAAGATATATATTTCCCTATATCAAGACAACAGGGTTCGGTTTCTATATTTCCAAGTGATTTTACACATGAGGTTTTGGAAATTATTGACGGAATTAGGTACACTATTGTTATGTGGTTAGAATCAGATAATTTTGATAGTAATAAAAAAATATTAATATAAATTTGGAATTTACAAATATTTTTCGTATATTTGTAGTGTTAAAAGTATAAATATGCTTTCACATCACGAGAAACAAGAGGTTATAAACATATTAAATGATGTTTTGGGTGTTGGTACATCGATGAAAAACGATGAACAAGCACACCATTGTCCATTCTGCCATCATCACAAGAAAAAGTTACAAGTTAATTTAAAAACACAATATTGGCATTGTTGGGTTTGTGATGCAAAAGGAAGAAAGATACAGAGGTTACTTAAAAGACTTCATGTAGATTCTCGTAAATTAAAGAAAATATATGAAATCTATGGAGATGATTATGTTGTATATTCAAAAGAAACTGAAGAAGAGAAGGTTGAGTTACGATTACCAAGTGAATTTAAATCACTTTTAAAAGTACCAACAGGTAAAGTAAAACCTGTGTACAGAAAAGCTCTTAGGTATGCTGAAGATAGAGGTATTACTAAAGAAGATATTACAAGATATAATATCGGTTATTGTGATACTGGTATGTATTCCAATCGTATTATTATTCCATCTTATGATTCTGATAACAGACTCAATTACTTCATCGCACGTTCTATACACTCTGAAGAAAAGTTTAAGTATAAGAATCCGCCAGTTTCGAAAAATGTTATTATGTTTGAAAACCAAATAAATTGGAACGAACCAATAACATTAGTTGAGGGTGTATTTGATGCAATGGCGGTAAAAAGAAATGCTATTCCTATACTTGGTAAATTTATTCCAAAAACTTTAAATGATACTATATATAAAAAGGGTGTTGAAAGTATCAATATATTATTGGATGGGGATGCTCAAGACCAGGCTTTATACTACACTATGCAATTCCAAAATCAAGGAATCACTACAAAAAATATTAAACCCACAGATAAAGATGCATCTGAAATGGGGTTCACAGAAGTAAATAATAAATTAAAAGAATCTAAGAAAACAGGATTCGGTGATATTATATCACAAAAACTAAAAGGTTTATGATAATAAATAAGGTTTACCACCTTGCAGATTTACACATTAGAAATCTACAAAGGCACAAAGAATACAAACAAGTATTTAAAAAATTCCTAAAACAAGTTAAAGAAGATAAAATTGAGGATTCCCTCATTTATATTGCTGGTGATATTGCTCATGCTAAAACTGAGATGTCACCTGAACTCGTACACGAAATAAGTTGGTTTCTCACCGAGTGTGCGAAGTTAAGAGAAACTGTGTTAATCACAGGTAATCATGATTGTAATTTAAATAATTCCCACAGACTAGATGTACTCACACCTATTATCGAAAATCTTGGAAATAATCGAATTCATTATCTTCGTGATACTGGTGTCTATAATATCCATAATCTTACTTTTGTTGTTTATTCTATATTGGATGACAAAGAAAATTGGCCTAAAGGAGATACCATTGATGGAGAAAATAAAATCGTTTTATTCCATGGACCAGTAAACAAAGCTCAAACAGATATCGGCTATACCGTTTCTTCAAACTCATTCCAAGTGGATATGTTTGATGGATTCGATATGGCCATGTTGGGTGATATCCACAAAAGACAAACATTCGGACCTGGTTATGAACACATTGCTTATGCTGGTTCTATGATTCAACAAAATCATGGTGAGTTATTAGAGAATCATGGATATCTACTTTGGGATATTCCAACAAGAACTTTTACAGAACATCATCTACATAATGATTATGGATTCTTAACAGTTGATGTAGTTGATGGTAAGATACCTCAATGGGTGTATGATGAGGTTGGTACTAAACTTCCAAAGTATCCAAGATTAAGATTACGATTTACAAGAACAGAAGCTTCTGATATGAAAAGAAGAATAACTGAACTAAAGAAGTTATTCAAAGTTGCTGAAGTTACTGTAACGAGAACCGATACAATAGGACAACTAAAAACAAATCAAAAGGTAAACAAAAACATCGTTGGTAATGTTAAAGATGAAACATTCCAAAACTCCTTAATACGAGATTACTTAGAAAGACAATATTTGTTAGAAGATGAGGAGTTAGATAAGATAGCAGAAATTAACTCAGAGTTAAATGGACAGATAGATGATTCAGATTCAATAGGTAACATCTTATGGACACCGAAAGAGTTTCAGTTTTCTAATATGTTTTCATATGGTGAGGATAACAAAGTAAGGTTTAATAAAGCTCAAGGTATCGTTGGTATCTTCGCTCCAAATGCCTCTGGTAAATCCTCTCTCTTCGATGCATTATCATTTTGTATCTATGATAAGACTTCTCGTACAAACATCTCTAAGAACATCTTAAATAATCGTAAAACAAACTTCTATTGTAAGTTTAACTTCGAGATAGATGGAATTGATTATTATATCGAAAGAAGAGCTAAATATGTTAGGAGACAAACATCGGTAAAGGTGGATGTAGATTTTTGGAGAGATAACAATGGAGTTATAGAATCACTTAATGGAGAACAACGAAAAGATACTAATAAGGAAATAGAAAAGTACTTAGGTAAGTTCGAGGACTTTGTTTTAACTGCTCTTTCTCTACAAGGAAATAACGCACTCTTTATAGATAAATCACAATCGGAAAGAAAAGAAATACTTTCTCAATTCATTGGTGTAAACATCTTTGATAAATTATATCAAAAGGCTGCTGATGAGAATAGGGATAATGCAACACTTATCAGAAAATTTAAGAGTGATGATTTTACGACAAAATTAGCGGAAATCGACACTGATTTAAAAACAAACAAAAATGATTATAAACTTTTAGAGATAAATCAAAAAGCTTTAAAAGACGAAGAAGATGTGTTGAACAAAAGGATTATATCCCTAAACGAGAAAATCGTTAAGTTGAATGCTGATAGTGGGGTTTCGATTGAAGAGTTAGAAAAAAGATTGAAAAACCTCGAAACCAAAAAGGATGGGGTTTCAACCACAAAAAGTTCGGTTCAAGAAAGAATCACCTTTAGGGAAGAACTACAAATTACTTTAGAAGAAATCTTAGATAAGTTTGATGAAGAAGATTTAGAAGAAGGAATTACAAAATTAAAAAGATTAAGAAAGAATTTATCTAATATTGATTCTGAAATAGAAAAAATTAATATTAAGTTAGAATCTTTATACGAAAGAAAACAGCACTTAGATTCACACAAATATAATGAGGATTGTGATATTTGTATGGAAAATTCTAAATCTATTTTAGATACAAAATCTGAAGTAGAATCAAAGATAAAGGAGTTGGAAGAATCTTTACAACACAATGAAAAAGAAAAGTTAGATTTAAACATTGAGATTGATTCTTTGAAAGGATATGAGGATGAGTGGGATAAGTATAAAGATGCTAAAGATAAAGAGGATAAATTAGATAGAGAAATATCCCAACTTATCAACAAGTTATCAACAACCGAAACTGAAGAAATCCGTTTAGATACACAAATTACTCAACAGCAACAACTTATCAAAGAATATTATAAGAATGAGAAACAAATTCAGAAGAATAAAGAAATCAGAGATGAGATTAGTGGAGTAAGAGAAAAACTTACAATTGTTAAAGATGAACTTAAAGGATACAATACAGATATCCTTAAATTAAATGGTAAAGTATCAGCATTACAGAATCAGAAAGAAACTATTGAAGATAGAATCAATGAGGTTAAGGATATGGAATCTCAAAGTAGATTATTTGATTTTTACTTAAATGCTCTTTCTAAAGATGGTGTATCTTATGAATTGATTGAAAAAGCATTACCAATGATTGAGGGTGAGGTAAACAATATTCTTGCACAAATCGTAGAGTTTGGAATGCAATTAGAAATTGATGGTAAAAACATTAATGCTTATTTAGTGTATGGAGACCAGAGATGGAGTTTGGAAATGTGTAGTGGAATGGAAAGGTTTATTAGTGGTTTAGCAATTAGAGTTGCTCTAATCAATGTATGTAACCTACCAAGACCTAATTTCCTTGTGATAGATGAAGGATTCGGTACATTAGATAGTGAGAACCTACAATCCCTATTTATGTTGTTTACATACCTTAAAACTCAGTTTGATTTCGTTATGATTATTTCACACATTGATTCAATGAGAGATGTTGTAGATGGTCTTATAGAGATTAAGAAAGAAAAAGGATTTTCTAATGTAAAATTTTAATGAAAGCGTATCACTTAGAAAAATCATTATTGGGTGGTGAAAAATTTCCTATCTATTATACACCAGAACTAAATGGTGGTGGTCTTTTTTGGTGTAATCAATTAAAAGAAATAAAGTATTCTTTACCAAAAGTAAATTCTGTTATGGAAATGGGATGTGGGCCTGGATTTATTGGGTTCTACATAAAACATCAACAAAACTTAAAAAAGTTAGTATTGATTGATATCTATGAACCAGTTAGAGAAGTAATTAATAAAACTATTAAAGAGTGTGGTTGGGAAGATGATGTGGAGTTATACATTAGTAATGGATTAGATGATTATACTGGTAGTAAAGTAGATATGGTTGTTTGTAATCCACCTCATTTAACATCTCTTAGTGATTTTGAAAAGCATAAACATTTACAGACGGGTATTACTAAAAGAATGTTACTTGATGATGAGTTAAGGTTACATAAAAATTTTTTAGAAAACCTTGATGCTGTACTTCATCCAAATGGTTATGTTTTTTTATTAGAAAATAAAACGTCCGTTTTACCTGAAACGATATTAAAAATAAACCCCAAGCTTAAAATTATAGATTACATAGACCATCCTTCTTCTATGTGTTATTCTGCACTTTACCAACTTACTTAGAAACTCGTAATACATTGTTTGGTTTATCTTTATCAGATATACCTAATTTTATTTTTATCAATCTTTCAACTAATCCACTTTTAGAATAACCATTCTCACAGCAGTAATCGTGTAATTCTTTATATAATTCCCTTTTAACTTGTATTGTAGTATATTTTCCCATAATATATAGATTTCTATTGAATATATATTCATAAATATAAATCAAATATATTTATAGTAAGATTAATAGGAAATATTTTATGGCAATTATCAAGAAATTTTCACCATTTCAAAATCTTAGTAACTTTTCAACATTTGTTGATGATGATAATCCAAATTCAGAATACTTTAAGATTACTGAATTTAAGGAAACATTTACAGGTGGTAAAAACGGGTTTCTTATAGAAGGGTGTCCGGAATTAAAAGAAAGTTCTGAGGTTAAGATAGAACTACTTGATGTGGAGGGAAATCCCATATACTTCGAGCCTGGAGATGGTATACCAGAATATTATGAAGGTACATCTAAATTAATATCAGTTCATGTTTATGAGGATACTCCAATTGGATTGGGAAAGATAACTATACTTGGTGAACTAAAACAATATAAAGATTCTTTTGGAGCTCTTGTAGATATACCCAATGAATGGAGGGGTGTTTACAATGTTAAGTGGGAAAGAACATTTCAGGTAAATAAAAATTTATCCAATGAAACAACTGTTAGGTTTTATAAAAGACCTTCAGTAACAATTACAGAATTAATAAAACCCATATTTTCTAAATCTATTCCAACTGTAACTGATACTGGTCATGTACATGGGTTTTCTATAACACCATCTGTTGGTGAAAATATTACAACATGGAGAGCTGGTACATCATATGGATTACGATTAACAAGTGGTTCTTGGGATGTTGATGTAGATGAAAATATTATTACAATTTCAAATCCTTCATATCAAGCTAGAATAATTGAAGTATTGGATTCGAAACAGGTACTTGTTGATATACCTTATACTGAAAATAATATTGTAACAGATTTTGAATCTGGTTCTTATTCTGTTACTTATACTGATTTTCAAAATCAAGTTGTTGGAGAAACTTCTTTAACAGGTTCATTTGCTAAAGTAGATATATCACAACTTAAAACTTTTGTTGGTGATGTTGCTAGAGTAAAGGTATTTAGAAAATCAAGAAACGCTGTTGGTGATTTTCAATTTGTACAAGAATCAAAATTAGAATCATCAGAATTACTTAGAGATATTACAACAACATCGGATACGGAATTGTCGTATGGTAGATTCGATGAAAACAACTTAACTAACTATTGGGTAACCTCATCTGATTCACATCCTACTTCAATCAACTCAGATGTTTTATCTCAAGCAGTAAAGATTGATTATGATGAGAATGTAGGTGGTGTACAGAGATTAATAACATCAGAATCAATATCAGTATCAAGTGATGTTGAATATACACTAAACTTTAGAACATTACTAAGTGGTTCACTTGATGATAGTGGTAAAACAATAAGGGCGTTTTTTAGTTCATCAAACTTTACACAAGATTTTACAACAATAAGTGGTTCTGCTATTTATAGAGCAAGACAAAATATATCTGAAAATATTATATCTCAAAATACTGGTGATGCAAAATTAGTATTCGAGGTTCAAGGTTCTGATTGGTACATTTCAAATGTATCTTTAAGAAATGCACAAGAATCATCATTTTCACCAGATGAATTTACTTTAATTCAAGATATTCCAAGAAAAACTGCATCTGAAACATTTGATTTTAGATTTGAGTTTTATGATATCAATAACAATTATATACCTGTTGATGTTTCTGCTGTTGGTGTATTTAATGGTGGTAATGATTTTCCTACAAGTGCAAAATTATTAACATTTGAATCCGATAGAAATGCATTTAGATTTTCAAGTGGTTCGGTACAAAATCCAAAGAATCAACAAATACAACTTAAGATAACCCAAAATAACTTAACGGGTTCAATATTGTTTGAATCATCTGCATTTGATGTTGATGGTAATTATTTAAATCCAAATGATTATACACAATATCCTGGTTTACTAACAGGTGTAAATCCAGCTGGAGGGTTAATTACTATAAATAATTTTACTGGTTCAAGAACTGATAATTCACCAACTCCTTTTGTTGGTTCTGTTATTTATACCGCTTCATTAGAAAACTTACAAGAGTTTGAAACTGTTTATAGATTAGAAGATGGTGATAATGCACCTCAACTTATTGTAACTTCAAACGCAAATCAATTTACATATGAACCAACTGCATTAGAACCAAAGCCATCTGGTCAATCGATTACAGTTAGAGCTCAGAGAAAAAACTTAGCATCTTTAATTACACCAATAGAAATAAATAGTGGTAGTAATAAACCTAAATTAAATTATGTAGATACTGTTAATGGTATAGATACATATACTTTAACCGCAACTACATTCTCAGCTTCTTTTTCCGATAACTCATTTGATGAAGTAACTTATTCATTTACTGGTTCGGATGTATTTGGTAATAAACAATCAGATGAAATTACGATTTCAAAAGTAGTTAACTTTGATGGTGTATCTATAACTCTTACAAACGATTCAACTACATTTAGAGCAAATGGACAAGGAGCGGTTCTTGATAATTTTGCAAGTGGTGATGGTGAGGTAGAAGTTAGAATTGCAAATAAAGAGATACAACATAGTGATGGACTAACTTCACCAAACAGATTTGATATTGTATCCGCAACAGCAACAAATGTGACTGAGGCATATTCATCCTATACTACCAATGAATATGGTATTTCCTCATTATCTGCAGATAGTGGTTCTTTGATACTGAGTGTAAAATATCTTGCTGGTGATAATAGTACTTCACAATCTTTTCAGAAAAAAGTAAACTATACTAAAAACAGAATAGCATCCCCTTCTATTGTATTTGATACTACAAATAAAACACAGAATGTAGATGCTAAATCAACGGGTGCACAATTAAGTTCATTTGATTCATCTACAATGGCTATTCGAGAATTCTATACAGGTTCTCTTACATCATTTTCTTCAGCTAATATCGATTTAACAATAACATCTGGTTCTAACGATGTAAGTGGAAATCCTTTAGTAACAAGGAGTGGATTAAGTTTATCTTATGGTGAATTACCAAATAATACAAACTCAACTCAAGTAGGATTAACTGCTACAGTAACAGATAGTGAAGGAACAAGTAGAGAGGTTAGTGATACCGTTTCACTTTCTAAAACAAATGCTTCTGCACCAAATGTTGAGATACAAGTATATCCTTCATCTCAAACTATAACTGCAAACTCTGTTGGTAGTGGTTCAGCAACCCCATCTAATTTATCAATTGTGGTATCTGAAGGAGGAACAACAAGAACAATATCCTCAATTGGAACAATAACAACAACTGGTGGATTAAGTGTAAATACACCAACTTCTCCATTTACAACAATATCGTTTACTTCAGATGCATCTGATATGACATCTGATACTGGTACAATTACGATACCAGTTACAACAACAAATAGTGAAGGAAGTTCTGTAACAAAAACTATAACTGCAATTGTTACAAGAGCACGAGAAGGTGAAACTCCCGTATTAGTTACTCTTACTCCACAGGCTCAAACTATAACTGCAAATTCTTTGGGTAGTGGAAGTGAATCACCACAAACTATTAGTGTAAGTGCAAAACAAGGAAGTACTGATGTTTTTGATTCTATGACAGTTTCATATAGTGGAGGTATAGGTGGAACGATTTCAAGTAATAACTTAACATTTACAGATACGGCATCTGATATGACTTCTGATACAGAAACTATAACATTTGCTGTAACATATACAGATTCTGCAGGGGATACATCTACTGAAAACATTACTGCAAATATTTCGAGAACAAGAGCTGCAAGACCAAATGTTGAGGTTTCGGTTTCTCCAACAGGACAAACAATAGAAGCAAATTCGCGTGGTAGTGGTTCGGCAACTCCACAAACTTTAACAGTAAGGGCACTTGAGGGTGGTACGAGTAGATTTGAAGAAATCACTAATGTTTCATTTTCAAATGGATTGGATGGTGATGATTCTCCATTATCAAACACAGTAGCATTTACATCAACTGCAACTGATATGACATCTGATACCGGTACTGCAACTGTAACTGTTTCATACCAAGATAGTGAAGGAACACTTGGTACTAAAGATGTGATAGCAACAGTATCAAGAGTTAGAGTGGCTCAACCAGGTATAAATTTCTCAGTTACTCCTGCCGCTCAAACAATTGCTGCTAATTCAAATGGTACTTTAACTGGTACAATACAAGATGTAAGAGTTGATGGGTTTGAAGGTAATAGTGCTTTAACATATAATCAAGGAACTCTTAGTGCTGGTCAATATAAAATTACTAATGTAACTGGTGTAAGTGTTTCAGATACAACACCATCGGATGAGAATATTGATATTACAGGTTTTAGTGGAGATAGTGCAACTGGTACTGCTTTTATTGGATTTAAAGATAACGAAGGAACTACTGGTACAACAACTATTAAATTTACACTTTCTAAATCTAAAAAAGCAACACCAGTTGTTGCGATATCTGCAAATCCACAATCACAAACAGTTGATTCAAATTCAGCATTTTCATCAGTTGGAACACCATCTGCTGTAACAATAATTGTTAACGAAGGTGGTAGTAATTATACACATACGACAGGTACGGTCACTGCAAATAAATTTAAAATTACTGGTGTAACAAATGGTACAAATAATAATGATGGAACTATTACACCAACCACACCAAGTGATGCCAATGGAACAACTTCTGTTGTAACTTTAAGTTACACAAACTCAGAAGGTAGAGAATTTACATCGAAAACAATTACGGTTAATGTTGGTGTTGCAGTTCAAGGAGATGATGGAGCGGCTGGTCCTGGTATTACATTCGTTGGAGATTGTTCTGATTTAGCAAGTACATTTACTTGGACAAGTGATGAGAACACAAGACAAGTTACTAAGGTTGGTAGTTCGTATTATATTACAAAAGATGCGGCCGATGGTGTAGCAAAATCAACAACAGGATGTCCTGGTGATACTGGTTGGGGAACTTACTTTGAAACAATGACATCTTTTGCATCGGTTGCTACCGATGTACTTTTTGCTCAAGATGTTTACGCTAACAAAACAGTTAATATTGGTACATCTCCAAATGGAACTGAACCTGTAATCGCATTAAATGCAGATGCAAGTAATGATTATGCAAATCCATACATTGGAATCGGTACATCTGCTTATAATGGCACTGGTATATTCTTAGGATATAATAGTGATGTTGCTAAACTATCCTTAAAATCATCAACAAATTCGTTATTGTGGGATGGTACAAACCTTACAGTAAATGGTGGTGGTACATTCTCAGGTGATTTATCTGCAGCTGGTGGTACTTTTGAAGGTAGTTTATCAGTAGGTTCTGGTGATGATATATTAAAAGTTGATTCGAGTGGTAACTTACATATCGGAGATGCTAATTATGCGGATGCACCATTTAAGGTATCCAATGATGGTGCACTTACAGCAACTGGAGCAACAATTAGTGGTGCAATTACTATAACTTCTGGTGATACCGCGGATGCAATTGCTCAAGCAAAATCAGTTGCAGATGCGGCAACAGGAAGTGCCGCCACTGCTCTATCGGCCGCTCAAGGTGCTCAACAAGATGTTGATAACTTGAACATACCAACAGTACCAACTACATTTAATCCAAATAACTTGTCAAATGTTGGTACACCATCTGTTAGTGGATTACATTTAGGTGAGGATAAAATGGGATTCTATAATGCAACTGCACCAGCTGGATGGAAATCTTATTTAGATAGTAGTGGTAACTTTTTTCTTGCAGGTACAAATAGTGGAGCTGCCGCTCCATTGAGTTTTACAGGTACAACCGGTATCTTATCAGTTACAACAGGTGCAACAATTGGTGGTTGGACAATTGATTCAAATTCGATACACACTGGTACAAAAGGAAGCAGTGGAAACTTTACATCAGCAGGTGCTATAACAATTGGAAGTAGTGGTTTTATATCAGCAAATGGATTTTATATTGATACTGATGGTAACTTTGTACAAGAAACCACAAAAACTAAACTAAAGAAAGATGGTGTTGCAACACCAAGAGCTTTATCTAATTTATTTGATATTGATTCATCTGAAATATTTATTAAAACTGCTGCAAAAATTGGTAGTGGAACTCAAAAGGGTAGTTTCTCAACTGCGTTTGCATTTGATACCGATGGTACGTTTTCTTTAAATAATGATTTTAGAATAAAAGGCTCATCATCTGGAATCGGGACTCGATTTAATACTATATCTACCAACTTCTCAGCGATTGATACTCGAGACGGTTTCTGTGTATTACCTGGTACTAAAATAATTTCTAAAAGAGGTGAGATAAATGTAGAAGATACAAAAGAAGATGATGTAATCAAAATATTTAACTTTGAAACCAAAGAATGGGGATGGTCATCTATTGATGAAATTATTACTAATAAAGTACAAGGATGGAGTAAGATAGAAACAGAATTAGGTAAAAAGTTAAAATGTTCTAATTCACATTTACTATATCATCCTGATTATCCTAATTGTGAAATTTCTGTTGATAAACTCGGAGTTGGTGGTGAGTTGTATGTTTATGCTGATGGAAGATTAGTTATTGATAAAATAAAAAGTATAGAAACTTTTGATGAAGAAGTTGAGGTTTGGAATTATGAATTAGATGTAGTGCATAATTATATTTCAGATGGAATACTTTCACATAATATGTCTGCAAAATTAGACGCAGTTGTAACATTAGGACACGCATATAAAAAGAGAATATCGGAAAATATTTCAAGAGGTGATTTAGTAAAAGTAGATTCAAATAATGAACTTATAAAAGTATCATCAGCAAAAGATACATCGGTGGTTGGTATTCTTTGGGAAAAATATGAATTAAAAATAACAAACCTAATAACTGGTTCCGTAGAGGATGGATACACTCCTTTTACAGCATCAGAAGAAATGGTATCCGCTTCATATTTGGATTCATTTGGTAATTATTTAACAAATAATGAAACTGGTTCAAAAGAAATGTGGAGAGTAGCATCTCTTGGGGATAGTATTGAATGGAATATATCCGGTTCTTACTTTAGTTTAACAGGATTTAAAATGTGTAATCAAGGTGGTGATGTTGTACCTGGTGATTTACTTTGTTCTTCAGATACTCCTGGTTATTTAATGAAACAACCATCAGAGTGGGTAGTAACAGGATTTAATGGAGATTCTACTCCAATTTACGAAGAAAGACAATCACAATGTTCTTATACAGTAGCAAAATCTATGGAATCATCTTCGTGGGATTCTAATGGTAAAATGGAAGGCGTGTACGGATATCTATATTGTGGATAAAAAATAATTAATGAAGGTTTTTGTAACAACAGGTTGTGGTAACATCATTCAAGGTGGTGCTGATATGTGGACTAATAATTTTATAGAATTAGTTTTACCTCATCTTTCTGAATACTATATTTTGGTAGATTCTAAAAAACCAATTGGATGGAAAGATACATATCATCTTGAGAAAAGTGGTAAATTACACTTTCACTTAGAAAACGAAGAAAAAACAGATTTTATTTTAAGAGTTTGTAAGGAAATTCATTTCTTACATGCAAACTACCATAAAAGAGAACATCTTTGGAAACATAAAGATAAGTGGGGAACTATTTTTGTACAAGCATATTTACCAGATATGTTAGATTATGGAGATTCACTAAGACAGTTTAATACAAGTGTAGTAGAAGAAGATGTAGATTATTTACTTACTCATTGTAAGAAAAGAATTTGGATTGGAAATAATCCTTCTCGTATCTTTGGTAAGTTTAAAACTGATACCATACCAAACTTTTATGAATTTAAACAAAATAAACCATTAAATAAAATTAATAATAAACTTGGATTTACTTCTCGAATTGAATCAAGAAAAAATGTGCATTATTTAGATGGATTACCATCTTATGTTTTGAGTGGTTACTATGATTGGAAAAACATATCTGAAACGAACAGGTTTGATTTCTCTAAGGTTAAATACTTTAAATGGAACATTGATATACTTGAATCGTTTATGAACCTTAAATGGAGTATTTCACATTCATGTCATACTAACGAACCATTTGGTTACTCCATCTTTCAGGCAGTAGATTGGGGTAAGTTGCCTATCTTAGATGAGAATTGGGGAGAAGTTGATTACAAATATAGAGCATCTACCAAACAAGAATTTAAAGAAGTGTATGAAACTATATTATCAGATAATCATGAAACACACTTAAAACAATTTAATAATTTAAAACAATATTTAAAATCCTTTGATGATAAAAATAGGTGGTCATCGGAGGTTGTTAGTATTTTTAATTAATATATTTTTATATATTTATATACGTTTACTGATTTTGACCATACTTATAAACATGGGGGTTTGGGGGTAGTGCAAGACACTAAGACAACTGACAAATAAAAAGACAAATTAAATACCTATAACTAAGACACTAAAGTAGTTATGACACTATTCAATCTCGATTTTTTGCGTGAACATTTAACGAATAATCAAATACCTCAAACTGATGTAAATGGTAATGAGTTTCATGTTCACAAACCTGTTCCTTATAGATGGACTCATGGAGCAACTGACTTAACTCTTGGTGATGGGTTGTTAATTTATTCTATAATTCATTACATGAGAGCAAAAGTTTGTGTTTGTTTGGGTAGTGGTGGTGGATTCATTCCAAGAATCATGACACAAGCAAGGGTTGATTTATATGATTCACAAATATTTGAAGGAAATAGAGATTATAATTGGGGAGATATAGGTTGTACTTATCTTGTTGATGCTGATAATGGTGTGGGTGGGAATGTTGATTGGAAAGATGAAAACTCTTTTTTAAGAAAAAACTTTTTTCCAAGAATTATATTAGATACAACTGAAAACGCATATTATAACTTTTTTGTTAAAGAAGATATCAAGATAGATTATCTACATATAGATGCTGGACATTCATACGAGGATGTTCATAATGATTTCACACTTTATTCAAAGATATTATCTCCACATGGAATTATATCAATACATGATACTGATGTATCTTTTGAAAAAGATTTAATTGTAACCGAAGATGTTAAATCTAAAGATGACCAAGACAATATTACAAATGGCCCCTCAAAATTAATTGAAGAATTGAAATCAAATAAAGATTGGGAAATTTTCAACTTTTTTAATAACGGTATATTTAAGACTAAACCGAGTTCTACTGGTTTGACAATTCTTCAAAGATGCAGAAAATAAATTTGGTTACAGTTGTTGGGCACAACACTACACTTCTTTCACATATGATAAACCACTACAAAGATATCGTTGATGATATTTATGTTGTTGTTTATAGACAACACTCACTTGATGGAATATTAGAAGAGGTACTTAATCTTGGTATCAAACCATATAAAGTAGTAACAGAAAAAAAATTTAATTGGGAAAGAGTAACTCAATTATACAACGAAGTAAAGCAAACCAAACCCGATGAGTGGTGGGTGGTTTCGGACGATGATGAACTTCATGTTTACCCAAAACCCTTAAGAGAACTTATTACAGAATGTGATGAGAATGGGTGGGAGTTTATCACAGGAGGATTCCTCGATAGGATAGGAGAGGATGGTGAGTTTCCTTTGGTAACAAAAGAAACTAATATTTGGGAATCGTTTCCATTTGCTGGATTTTTTAGATATCCAATGAGTGGAGCGATGCCAAATAAATGTTGTGTAATGAAAGGTTCTGTGGATGTAACACCTGGTCAACACTTTGCTGTGATTGGTGATACTGATACTTGGAGAGAACGAGGATGGAATCATCCTAAAAGATATCCTATTGAAAAAGGATTAATCCAAGTACATCATTTTAAATGGGATTCAACTGTTTTAAAAAGATTAAAAGAAGTTTCAGAAACAAAAAAAGATTATTCCTTTTGGAAAGAGTACAAAAAAATGTACAGAGCCATTCAAGTATTTGATTGGAAAATAGATGTGAATAATCCTGAGTTTATGTTTGAAAGAATGGGAGATAGTGGATACTTTGATTATATGAAGTGGAAAGAACTCTCAGATGTTATAGTAAAAATCTAAATGAAAGATAAGTTAGCGATAATAGTTCCGTATAGAGATAGACAAGACCACTTAGATGTCTTTGTTCCTCATATGCACGAGTTCCTCAAAGATAAAGGAATCGAATACACTATTTTTATTGCCGAACAAACAGATGATAGACCATTCAACTATGGAAAACTGTGTAACATAGCATCAAAAGAAGTTGGAGAAGAATACACTTACTTTGCTTTTCACGATATCGATATGTTACCAATGAATGATGAGTGTGATTATGGTTATCCTGAATCACCAACTCATTTAGCAAGTAATGTTGAGGCACATGGTGGTGAATTACCTTACCCACAATACTTTGGTGGTGTTATTCTAATGAGTAGAGAAGATTTCGAAACAGCAAACGGATATTCAAATGAATATTGGGGTTATGGTTTTGAAGATTTAGATTTACTTTACAGATTAGAAAGAAGTGGTGCTTACTTAGAAAAAAAATATGATTTAAATAATGTATATTCTAACTATGATGAGTTAGATGTTCTACCATATAGGATTGAAAATGTAAATGTTTGTAATGAGAAACGAATTCAACAAATGGAATACAATACATTTTCTGAAAGTGATTACATATATGGATTACTAAATCCACTTACTAAAAAAATGGTTAAAGATTCGTTTAGTATTTCATTTTGGTTCAATGATGATTTTGAGCGTAAAATGAAAAAAAACTTATTTGTATTTGAAGGATGTGATAGTGGATTGTTTTTGAGTAGGGGAAATGAAATAATAGCACAAATTTGGGATAATAAAGATAATCACGAAGAAATTATATTATCTTACTCAAGAAACAGATGGAATCATTGTGTATATTCATATGATAGTAAAGAAAATATTTTAAAGTTATCTATAAACGATAAAACAAAAGAGATAAAATTAAAAGATAGTTTTGAGATATATGATTACTCTAAAAATAATATAAAAATATCAGATGATTCCACATCTATAATGATATCAAATATTTTAGCGTTTGATTCTTACTTAAGTAATGAAATTATAAACATATTATATAATAGAGGTAATTCATCTTTAGATGATATACATAATAAATTTGGGTTATCACCTGTAATAAACTTAAAATATAATTCTTTATATAAACAATCAATTTTATTAGATAGTGGTTCTTACAAAAATCACTTAAAGTTTTATGGAAGTTTACAATCAGATAAATTAACATATACACCAAATGAATTATATCTGCCAATAAGATTAGATTCTGAATATAAATCTTTAGTTCACAAAAACGATACAGATATAATAAAAAGATATTACGAATACGACCCGGATATTACAGAAAATTCTGATATATTTTTTCACGATGTGATTCCAAATAAATTAGATTATAAATCCATAGGATTGAGTACATTAAATTACAGTATATTAGATATACAAAATAAAAAAAATTATGAACTTATTAGAATTGTTACATAACGAAAAAGTTGTTAAAACTCTTGAAAAGATTGATAATGACTTGAAAGATTTAACAGAACCAAGTTCTGATGATAAATCTATATTTTTAAAAGTTATATTAATAGTTGAAACATTGTTCTTACAAAATAAAAACTCAAGAACAGCAAATATTGGTAGATTCTTTTCAAGATACTATGATAAACAAACAGATATTGATGATATCAATGAAGATATTAAAATGAAAACTGTAAAACGAGATGATATAAAATTTCGTTTAGATGATTTATCGGTAGAGAAAGAAAAGTTAGAATATAGATTACAAGAAATAAATGCAGAAATAGATACTAAACAATGGGAGCCTCAAAAAATAGAAGATGAGTTGGAGAACTTAAAATGGGAGCCTAAAAGATTACAAGATTGGATTGATGAGGCATCCTTTCCAATCGATAACGAAGGTCTTGAAGGTTTCATATTTGAAAAACTAAAAGAAGAATTAATTTATAACAAAAAACTAAATTACAATTATGGCAAAGAACGAGACAACGAAGGTTAAATCTCTTGAAGAAAGAGGTGTAAAGGCCCTTGAATCTATTGCGGGTTCAATTGGAGACATCAACGATTGGTTGTATGAATTAGATGCTGATATGTGGCAAGAAAGATTGGAGTGGTACTTGAATGAGTTCTACCAAATCGCTAAAACAAAAACAGTAGGAACAACAAATAGACCAGAAAGAGGTAGTGAAAGAATCCAAGAGAATACAGAAACTCAAGGAGAAGAAAGTAAATCATAAACTTGGTATAATAGTTCCATATAGAGATAGAGAACAACAACTGAAAAGGTTCTTATCTCATATGAAAGATTATATTAAGGATATTGATTACGAAATCTTCATCATTGAACAGGCAGATGATAACCCTTTTAATAGAGGTAAACTTCTGAATGCAGGATATAAGTATGCCTTAGATAAAGGGTGCGATTATTTTGTATTTCACGATGTTGATATGTTGCCTGAAGATGTAGATTATTCGTATTCAGATAAACCTCTACATTTAGCAACACACTTACAAGAACACGATTACGAAACCACATTTTTTGATTACTTTGGTGGAGTAACAATGTTTACAAAAGAAGATTTCAAAACTATCAATGGATTCTCAAACGAATATTGGGGATGGGGATTTGAAGATGATGATTTACTTATCAGATGTTTAGATTCAAATCTACAATTAGATATGGATTCAAATGGTAGCGATACTATTCAAGAAATAGAATCATTTAAATTTGATGGAAATGAATCCTTTATAAAATTAAGTACAGATAAAAAGTTACACTTATTGGAAGATGAGTTTACAATATCTGTAATGGTTAAACCTGAAAACATAAAATTGAGTGTTAATAAGGATTATGATGAATTTCCCATATTATCAATTCCTGGTTATAACATAGGATTGTTTTATAACTCATTTAGAAGATTCTTCTGTCAAGCATATGATGTTGATAAAAAATCACATTCAATATCAACTGATATTGTTGGTGATAGGTGGGTTCATTTAACAATGGTTTATGAAAATTCAGATACCTTAAAGTTTTATATGAATGGTGAATTGGTTAGTGTTGAAAAAATGAACAATGAGATACTACAATTACCTTCTAATGAAATATATGTTGGGATTGGAAATGGTAAACCAACAAATAAAGACTTCTTTTATGGATTAATATCGGGTATCGAGATATACGATATTGCACTTACTGATGATGAAATAGTTGAGATATATGAAAACCCAACAAAACCAAAACTTAGAAACTTTGGTAATTTTAAATCAAGTGAGTTTTTATATACACAAATATTACCACAATTATCATCATCCACTACTTGTATAGACTTGGGTGGCAAATATGATGTTTATTTGAATAATATATATTTATATAAGAGTAGAGAATCATTTAAAACATTTTTGCCAAAACCACATAGAAGAAATTCTCGATTTGTATCACTTAAACATAAAAGCAACTCTTCGGTTGGTAATAAATGGATTCATAAAGAAACAAGAAAAAATCAATTAAAATACTATAACGATGTTAGAGAAGGAATTGATGATTTTAGAATAGATGGATTAAACACTCTCAGATATAAAGAAATTAAAAAAGAAGAAACTAACTTAGTTACTAAAGTACTAATAGAACTATGATGAGTATGTATAACAGAGGTATAATTGCAGGAAATTTTGATGTAATCCATCCTGGTTATATAAAGATGTTTAAAGAATGCAAATCATATTGTAAACAATTCATAATTCTTCTTCATACAGACCCATCAATCGAAAGACCAGAAAAATTAAAACCAATTCTTACTAAAGAAGAAAGAACAGAGGTTTTAAGTTCAATAAAATTTATAGATTCAATAGCATACTACACATATGAAGATGAGTTGGTTAAATTAATAAAAGATTTAGAGCCAGATATCAGATTTTTAGGGGATGATTATAGAGGCAAAACATATACTGGTTTTGAATTAGATATACCCGTTCATTATCTAAACAGAGACCATGGTTGGTCAACAACCAAGTTTAAAAAACTAATTGCAGATACACTATGAAGTTAGGAGTTTGTGTACCATATAGAAACAGAGAAGCACACCTTAAAGAATTTATACCAAGAATTGGTAAGTACCTTGAGGATAGGGGAATTGATTATCAAATTTATTTTGGTCATCAGGTAGATGATAAGTTGTTCAATAGAGGAGCAACAAAAAATATCGCTGCTGAGTGGGCATTTAAGGAAGGGTGTGATTATGTTGTGTGGCATGATATAGATATGATACCTGAACAAGGTGGGGGAGCTGATTATAGTTTTCCAAAAGAAAACCCAAGACATATCGCTACACAAATTTCACAAATGAACTATGATTTAAAGTACGAAGAATATTTTGGAGGAGCTATTTTATTTTCCAAAGAACAAGTAGAGAGAACAAATGGTTATAGTAATGATTATTGGGATTGGGGCATGGAGGATGATGACCTCTTTTGGAGGTGTGTCCTCGAAGGTTACACAAAAACAGATGTTATGGATTATACAACGAAACCCCAATCTTTTCTCTCGTTTAATGGTAAAGGTTCACATATAGAAATACCATGTACAAGACAATTAAGAAACTTGACTTCTCGTTCACATACAATCTCAGTATTAGTTAGAGCACATCAACAAGAAGAAAAAGTTCCTATTTGGTTAGTTGGTGATATGGAAAGAAGATTTTGTGAGTATCCAATACTTCGTAGACCAGGTTATGATTATGGATTAAGTTACAACAATTCAAGAACTTACACAGCACAACTTTGGAATAATCAAAGAAATCACATCTATCAATGGATGAAGAATTATGAAAACAGATGGGCGTGGATAACTCTTGTTGTAGATGAAAACAAAATTCATTTTTATATGAATGGAAAAGAATCTGATGCAAGATGGGGAACAGGAACACATTCACCACAAGAATTTGAAGGTATGTTAAAACGATATGGTAATAAAAGTTATTACTTAGGAACAACAACATCAGTACCCGATGATGAACCTTCAAAGTGGTTTAGTGGAGATATTGCAGATGTTAGAATGTGGAATAGAGCCTTAACATCTGAAGAAGTATCAAATATACATAATGAAGTTGAAAATGATGGTTTAATCCTTCATTATGATTTTGAAAATGGTTTAGTGATGGATAAATCAGATAATGATAATGATGGTATCAGTCATGATTGTGAATTTAAAACAGAAGAAATACAAATACCACACACAACAGTACCACATAGAGTACCTGGTAGAATGTTTTGTTTAGAACATAAAGATGAAGGTTTGGTAAAGAACGAACATGGAAAAGATGTGTGGGCAAAAGGTGAAACAACTGCAAGAAATGAAAAAAGATTTGTACATCAAATGCAACAAGGAAAGTGGGATTATAAATCAGATGGTATGAATTCTTTAAAATACGAATTAGTAAGTGTAGAAGAGATTACACCCAAAGCTAAATTTATTAATATTAAACTATGAGTAAAGTAATAGGTAATAACTTTAAAGAAATGAAACAGAAGTTAGATTCTGTTGGGTGTGGGTTTTGTTTAGCAAAATGGACACAAGTTACTATGCATTTACACGATGGTACTACACATTCATGTCACCATCCAGCTCCACATAAGATTGGGTTACGAGAAATAAAAAGAAATCATACAGCGTTACATAATAGTTCTCATAAGAAAAGAGCTAGAAAAGAAATGTTGGAAGATAAACGACCAAAGGAATGTGGATATTGTTGGAAAGTTGAAGATAACTCAAATTCTTTTTCTGATAGAATTTTTAAATCAGAAGAATCGTGGTCAAAACCATATTTTAATGAAATAAAGAATTCTCAATGGAGAGATGATTACTTACCAAAATATGTAGAAGTATCTTTTTCTAATACTTGTAATTTTAAGTGTGGATATTGTGGGCCTTCATATTCTTCAAAATGGGTTGAGGAAATGAGAAAACATGGAGAGTTTTCCACAGGTGATAATTTTAATTCACTTACAACATTAGAAAAAGAAGATACAATACCATATAAAAAAACAGAACATAATCCATATGTAGAGGCGTTTTGGAAATGGTGGCCAGAACTTTACCAAAGTATGGATACATTTAGAATAACTGGTGGTGAACCATTACTTTCAAAAGATACGTTTAAAGTTTTAGATGAAATAATTGAAACCGATGAACCTAATACCAACTTAAAATTATCAGTAAATAGTAATCTTTGTGTTGATGATAAACTTATAGATAAATTTATAGAAAAGGCTAAAGTAATTATCAAAGAAAAAAGAGTAAAAGAATTTATATTATATACATCAGTTGATACCTATGGTGAACAAGCTGAATATATTAGATTTGGATTGGATTTTAAACAATTATTTGATAACATCGATAAAGTACTAACAGAGATACCTGAAATGACTATTGTTGTTATGTCTACTTTCAATATTTTTTCACCATTTAATTATGAAAAATTATTAAGAAAAATATATGATTACAAAGTAAAACATTTTAATACAAAAAGATATTGGAATTCTCCTTTAATATTAGATACATCATACTTAAGATATCCAGATTTTTTAAGTTTTAGATTACTAAAAGGATATTTAGATATTTCTTACTTTGATAAGTTAGAAAAGTATATGAAGTTTTTTTCATCGTATAGAAGCTTGAATTCATATCAATTACAAGAGCCAACAGATAGTGGATTTTCATTAAAAGAAATAGAAAAGATATCAAGAATAAAAGATATTTTTATTGAAGATGATAAATCAGATGTAGAATTTTCTTTAGGTAAGAAAAAGTTTAAACACTACATTGCAGATTATAAACAAAGAAGAGGATTAGATTGTGAAAAAACTTATCCTGAAATGAGTGAATTTATAAAAAATATAAAATGATAATAAATTATAAACAACCATATTGGATAAAATATGAATGGGATTTGGGAGAACACAAAGACCATCAATATGTTACAGAATTTAACAAAAGTGAATCAGATAAAATATCTAATTTATTTCACCAACTAAATTATTCAATTAATATTGATTTTAAGTTGGATAAAGATTTGGAATCTGATAACATCTTCTGTATATTTGGAAAACCTGGTAAAAACTTTGGATTAACATACAACCAAGAAGCTGATACTTTAGCTTTAGAGTTTTGGACGGAAGCCACAACAAAAGTTGCAGGTGATGACTTTAAGTATTTACCATTTCATGGTGTGAAATACGATGAATTATCTAAGGGTGTTGTTATAACAATTATTAGAAATAATGATGAGTTCATCATATATAAAAATTTTGAAAAAATAGGTGAAATTGATTTTGATAAAAACTTAATCGATGATTACCGAACCGAAGGGTTATACTTGGGTACAGGCAATCCTGGTACAGAAGTACCTGAACATAGATATCATGGTTCTGTTGATATAGATACATTATTCTTTATCGAAGATATAACAGATATTGATATTGTGAAAAAAGTATATGAAACTGATGTTAATAATTTAAATAAGTTGGATGAATATAAAAATATTATATTTAATTATGATTTCAATACAATTAATAATCAAGGAATCATATATGATAATTCAGAAAACGCGTTTTTTATAGAACAAGTACCAAGTGAATTTATAAAATAGGAAATAATATGTCAACAGAAAGTTTAAGAAAATGGAGAGATGAAAATCTCAATAGTATATCACCAAGTTTTTGTGCAGCAAAATGGTACAATGTATCTTTACACTTAGGACATGGTTTTAAAAACTCGTGTCATTTACCTTTACCACATCCAATTGATGTAGAAAAGTTAAAAGATAGACCGAGTGAATTACACAATACAGATTTCTCAAAAAGACAGAGAAAGATGATGTTAGAAGGTAAAAGACCAGCCGAATGTTCTTATTGTTGGAAGATTGAGGATATTGGTAGAGATAATATCGCTGATAGAATTTATAAATCAAGAATCTATAAAGAAGAAGATATTGCAGCTATAAAAGATGTTCCATGGGATGCTGATATTATTCCAAAAACCATCGAAGCTTCCTTTGATAGAGTTTGTAATTTTGCTTGTTCATATTGTAACGCAGGATACTCAACTACATGGGGTAAGGATATTGATAAGTTCGGACCTTATCAAAAGTTTAAATCCGTATCAGCTGGAGCATATCAAAACAATGGAGAATGGGCGGATGCTAATGGTAAATACAATGAACAAAATCCATATGTAGATGCTTTCTTAAAATGGTGGCCAGAATTAATCGAAGGAGGATTGGAAGAAATAAGAATTACAGGTGGTGAACCATGTGCATCTCCAAACTTTTGGAGTTTCTTGGATACCATGAAAGATTACCCATCTGAAAAACTTAGATTGGCTGTAAATTCCAATTTAGGTGGTAACTTTAAAAGAATACAACGATTAATTGATGCATCATATCAGTTACCAATTAAAGAATTTGATTTATATACATCTAATGAATCATTCGGAGCTCATGCTGAATATATTAGAGATGGGTTAATTTATCCTGAATGGAGAAGTCATATGGTTGCGTTTCTTGAAGGAGTAAATAAAGATATATTTCGTTCTTTAACAGTAATGATGACAATTAACTCACTATGTTTATT